TACAAGAAGCGGAGACTGCAGAAACTGAGAAATGAGCGAAAAAATAATAATTCAAAGACTAGCGACTAAGTATGCACTCCCGCTGCAGAAAGTTGAAGAGGCAGTCTACTACCAATTCAAATACACTGCACGCATAATAAAGGAGGGCAGCTTCGAACCAGTCAGATTACCATTCCTTGGTAAGTTTCACGTCCTACCAGGACGACTTAAACACTTGAACAATGAGCAATCAGTATCGCACAATACCAGATAAACTAATACGAGTCCGGACGCGTGACGGTACCCAACATTTCTGGCACGCAAATCTATTCAGAGGTATACGTAGAGTATCTGGGAACTATGTAGAAATATATTTTGGTACTATGCTGCGCCAAGAAGGTGGTGGAGGTAGCGGAACAAATGCTACAAACGAAATAGACGTAGTTAAAATCCGCTTCGAGGACGTTCAGGGTGGGGCCTGGGGTTCTATAATAAAGATGTGGGAGGAGATAATGACAGGTAAGTCTATAGTCTTCACTATAGCTGATACGTATGCAGACCCACCATTCTACAACCTGCAGGCAGGCGAGGTGAAGAGAAATACAGCGGTGCAAGCTGGGTCCTGGGACCTGGGCCCTGAGGGCGACGGCAGTTCATATTACGGCGAAACCACTTCACCAAACCTGAACGAGACGGATCTGAATTTAACAGTCGTAGTGGTTTACAGAGAGGAGTTCGATGGCACTCAAGAAACCTACCCATGAGAGACTTGATAACTGTTAGTAACAACGTAGTTATCCCAAGCGCGTACGCACTGACCATCGACGAATTCAAGAGTCTGAAAGGGCAGGAGCTGGGCGCTGTATACTTCTACACGGACCACCGCTCCCCCTACGCTGTGTATGAGGAAGAAGAGAGACAAACTAAAATAGGTAAGGATCTCAAGGTTAAGTTCACCCCAAAAGTGATGGGGGCAATAGATAAATATAAGGAACTATCAGAAACCTCAGCTATCAAGCTACTTAAATCTGCACGTAGTTCGGTAACTAAACTGGAGAGGTACTTTGCCACAATTAACTTGAACGTTTTAGATGACCACGGCAAACCAATCTACCACGCCAAAGACCTGATAGCCAACTTGGCAAACATGGGTAAAGTCGTAAACGGTTTGGAAGAACTGGAAGCCATAGTCAAGAAACACGAACAAAAGGACAACCCCAACAGAGGAGGAGTGATAACTAACAAGTACTCACAATGAAGATAGCAATCGTAGGAGCATCCAATCAGCTCAAGAAGAAAGTGAAAGCTTTTATAAGTGACCTGGGAGTGAAGTGTTCGCGCAAACCCCTGCATGTCAGAGAACTGTCAGCTTGCTACTATGACTGCGCTCTTCTGAGGTCTAAGTCTGTCTTTGTTAATCCAGTGATACAGAAGGACATAGCCATCAAACAACTGGACCACATCAAAGAAAGAAAGATACATGTGATATATATATGGAGTTCCAGCAAGTACCGAAGAGGCGTGATGCTTAACGAACAAGCTAAGCTTAACAAAGACTACATAGCTCTATCAGTTAGCGAACTAGAGTTGCAGTCTGAAACTGCTATGGGTTGGAGCAAAATAAAAACGTATGTTCAAAAACTCCAGTAAATACTCACCTGCTGCTCAGCACTACCTAGACTTCGGGTTCTACACCGATGCGTTGCCGGGCACGCGAGAGTACTACGACTACTGGGACGAACAGAAAGAGAGATGCACGCAGGGATATTTAGACATAACGGGGTATCACTATTTCTACCTAAACTTCTGCCCTATAGACCGAGTCGTAGACGAGTTCCTGGCAGATGGTACAAAGATCGCCCGAAGAGACAGAACATTTCCTGCCTTCTACGACGGAGACCACCAGTACTTCACTGCGGTAGACGAGTGCAGAAAAACAAACAGGCATATGGTCGTCTTGAAAGCAAGACGTAAAGGTTTCTCGTACAAAGCTGGGGCTATGCTAGCCAGGAACTACTTCCTGATGCGTAACTCCAAGAACTATGTGTTCGCCTCGCAGAAAGAGTACCTGATCGGGGATGGACTGCTCAGCAAAGCTTGGGACTTCCTGTCATTCATAGACGACAACACGGCATGGACGCAACCTCGCCTGCGTGACCGTGAGATGCACAAACAATCCGGGTACAAGAAGAACGTAAACGGGGCAGATGTTGAACTTGGGATGAAGTCCCAAATCATAGGGGTATCGTTGAAGGATAACCCAGACAAAGTCCGTGGTAAAGCAGGTGATCTGATTTTCTTTGAGGAGGCAGGTTCATTCGGAGGACTGCTGAAAGCTTGGGAAGTGGCTATGCCTACAATGCGTCAGGGCTCAAAGACACTGGGTACCATGATAGCATTCGGTACGGGTGGTGAAGAGGGCTCTGGGTTCGAGGGTATGGAGGAATTGTTCTACCACCCTGAGTCGTATGATTGCATGGCATTTGACAACGAGTGGGATGCAGGAGCTATGGGAACTGTCTGCGGATACTTTGTCCCAATCTACCAAAACCTAGACGGGTTCATAGATGAGAACGGTAACTCTATGATAGAAGAAGCCAAGAAACATGAAGAGATACAAAGGGAGAAGAAGAAGGGAGCTAATGACCCAAAGGCGCTTGACCAGTACGTCGCGGAGCACCCATTCACCCCTCAAGAAGCGACGCTACAAGTCACAGCAAATCTTTTTGATGTCAACAGTCTTAAAGAGCAGTATAACAAGGTTAAAGCTCATGGCCTACAGACTGAGGGGACAGCAGGAGTAATGTACTACGACAAAGACGGGAAGGCATCGTTCCGACCATCTGGAGATGTCCAACCAGTCTACAAGTTCCCACACAGAAAAGGGGATAAGACAGAGGGGGCGGTAGTGGTATACGAAGCACCCTACCTAACGAACGAAAAAGAAGTGCCTCACAATTTGTATCTTATCTGCCATGACCCTTATGCTCAGTCAAAGTCTACGAGCAATGAATCGCTTGGGGCTGCATACGTCATCAAGAGACCAAACAATCTATCCAAGCCGGATGATATAATAGTAGCAAGCTATGTCGGGAGACCACAAACACAGGATGAGTACAACCGCAATCTATTTATGTTGGCGGAGTACTACAACGCAAAAATCGGGTTCGAGAACGACCGTGGAGAGCTCATTGCTTACGCGAAGAGATATCGCAAACTACATAAGCTACAAGAAGAATTTGAAATGCTGGACAAGCGAGAACTGCGATCCAGAAATGTAAGACGCCAGTACGGGATGCACATGACCGAGCAGCGGAAGCGGCAGGGAGAGTTGTACATCAGAGACTGGTTGGTGACACCAAGACACACAGATGAAGACGGTAACGTAACACTTAACTTGCATAAGATATACGATCCCGGACTTCTCCAAGAATTGATTAAATTTAACCACAGAGGAAACTTCGATAGGGTAATGGCTTTCATGGTGGGTATGTACCACACGCGAGAGTTATATAATAGAGAGGTAACCGAAATTCTATCCGATAGATCTACGGACGACTGGTTCGACCGTATTTATAAGTAATTTTAGCCAGATGTACGGTACCCATAAAATACCGCAACAGCGTATCCCGAGGTCAAAGAAGACGAAGAAGTGGGCAGAGGAATGCGTTGAAGCCTACATAGATATGTCTAAGTTTGGTCTGTCAGAGCGCCGCTCCAGACTGAAAGCCTTGTATGAATACTACAACGGTAACATCGATGACGATGACTACAAGTATGTGCTTAAGCCGTACGGGAAAACGAGAAGCAACTTCCCATCAAAGCTGCGCAACTACCCAATCATCAAGCCCATCATTGACCTGCTGCTGGGGGAGAAGTCCAAGAGACCTCTGAACTACAGCGTTATCATAGCCAATGCAGATGCAGTCACTCGCAAAGAAGAGGCTAAGAAGCAAGCATTGTTTACTCAGGTTCAGAAGATGTTCTTGAATGAACTAGCTAGAAACTCAGACCTTGTAGGCAACCCCGAAGAGATCCCACTCCCAGAAGAAGTACTGGAGCAGTTCGAGCGTACATACGTAGACAACAGAGCCATCAAAGGACAGGCTGCGTTGAACTACATCATGCAGCATCAGGAGATATACGACAAGTTCCAGAAAGGGTTCTTCCACTACCTGGTGACGGGTGAGGTGTACTCGCACAAAGGCGTGCGTAATGCAGAACCATTCTACGAGATACTTAACCCTCTTGATATAGACTTCGATAAAGACCCAGACATTGAGTTCGTGGAGGACGGGGACTGGGCCATCATCAGAAAGTTTGTGCACGCATCAAGCGCAGTGGACATGTTCAGCCCGTATCTCACGCCTGAACAGGTGTTGCAGTTGGAGAACCCAAAGCAGCAGTCTACTGAGTCTTACTTGTTGTACAGATCAGAGGCTACAGGGTCAGATGACAACATCTATAGAAACAGACTTATCGAAGTAGTTACTGTATACTGGAAGTCACGCAAGCGCATTGGGTTCTTGTCTTACAAAGACAAAGTCACAGGAGTCATCGAAGAGATGCAGGTTGAGGACGGATTCCGTATCCCGCAAGAACTAAAAGAACAAGGAGCTAAGATTAAATACGAGTGGGTCAATGAGGTGTGGGAAGGCACGCGTATAGACGGGGACTTCTACATCAAGATGAACCCCATCTCCAACCAACGTACATCACTTGACAACCCATCACTCTGCAAACTACCAGTCAATGGACGAAAGTACTCAGACATCAACGCTGACAACATATCAATTGTATCACTGGGTGTCCCATTCCAGCTCAACTACAACATCTTTAAGTATAGAATGGAGTTGGCGATCGCAAGATCAAAAGACATCATAGCCCAGTTTGACATCAACATGATACCCAAGAAGTGGGACATGGATAAGTTCATGTACTTCGTAGAAGGTACAGGTATCGCGTGGGTAGATTACAACAAAGAAGGGATACAGCTGTCACCGCAGCACCAGTCTGTACTTGACATGTCTATCAAGACAATCGACCAGTATCTCAATCTTCTCGAGTCCATCATGCAGGAGTGGGAGAAGATATCAGGAGTCAACAGACAAAGACAAGGTGGTATCGGGCCGTACGAAGGCAAGGCTACATCACAGCAGGCAATCGTACAGTCATCGCATATCACCGAAGACATCTTCCGTAAGTATGCACGCTTTGAACAACGTGAGTTGCAAGGCTTGATCGATTACTCGAAAGAAGCCTGGCTCTCAGGTAAGAAGGCCATGTACGTTATGCCTGACATGACTACTGAAATGATCGACATCGACTCTATGCAACACATGGAGACAGAGTACGGCATCTTCGTGTCTGATGCAGGTAGAGACCAAGACAAGCTTGAACAAGCTAAGATGTTGTCTCAATCTATGATTCAGAACGGGGTACCAGCTTCTGCAGTACTTGACCTGTTCGATACTGAGAACTACGCAGGCATCAAGGATAAGATCAAGAAAGCTGAGAAAGCACAGAAAGAGTTGGAGCAACAACAACAGCAAGCTCAACAGCAAGCTCAAGTTGAACAGCAGAAGACTCAGCAGATGCAGATACAGCAGCAGGCTGTCGACAAAGAGAAGGACAGACAGTTGCAGATCGAGTTGGCGCTTATCAAAGCTGAAGCTTCAGACAATCAGGATAGGCTGAACATTGACATGGCCAAGATGCAGCAGAACTTTGAGATAAAGCAGAGAGAGCTAGATCTTAAGCAGCAAGCCCTTAACAAAGAGGGTGACCTAAGACCTGACGGAGAATGACAAACGCTGATCGTAGGAGATTGCTAGAGGAGTTTAGAGCATCCGGTATGGAGGGCTCTATACTTGACGTATACAAGGCCTACGCTCAGGGTACCGATTTGTTGGCTGAACATAGACAGCAACAAGAACAGGCTAAGCCGCTGGTTGCAGAAACGCCTGAACAACAGAAAGAAGGGCTGAGGCCCTACCACAAAGCCGGGGAGTTCAATCAAACTATGGTCTTCCCTGACGTCCCTCCTAATACCCCGTTCAATACGATAGGTATGAAAGCACCTATCAACATTAAGAAAGTAGATGAGCAGGGACATCTGATACAGTCATACGAGAATGTACCCCCCGGCATAACCAACTTGCCTACGGGACCAAATCACGGTACCGTGATAGAAACCCCAGCTACGTATCAAAAAGGGGGAGAAGTAAAAAAGATGCAGACTGGTGGGGCTAAGGACGATAATAAAGAGGAGAAGCAAAAAGTATCCTTGACGTGGTCAGAAAAACACAAGCTGGATAAGAATACAGTTCCAGGCACCAGAATCATGACGTTTGAAGACGGCACTCAAATGCCCGTCTTGTTAGGGACAGCAGAGGTAGTAGCAAAGAAAGACAGGAAAGGATTAGACTCTGTAGAAGACGCTGTTAAAAGAACAGGGTCAGGCATTGTAGGAGACTACGCCAAGACAGATAAGTCTAAGCGAAAAAAGTTTGAGTCTGGGGTAAGAGAAGACATCAATACTGCAGGCAACAACATGATAAACGTAGCTACAGATGCAATGTCATGGCCGGGTAGAGTTACTACAGGCGCACTCCTCAATGCTGCTACAGGAAAGAAAATAAATACAAACCCGTTTGCCTACACAGATGCAGCCAGAGGTATAAAACAAGAAAACTACTCCCCGTCTACAACACTAGGCCTAACTGGGGCTAAAGCAGTAGCAGCAGATATAGCATTTGATCCTGCAGGTGCATTTATGACGGGAAAGGGTGCCCTAGGACTGTTTAGAGCCCCCGCTAGATTTGGGTTGACCTACTCTAAAGTTCCTTTTGGGTACGGTAAAAAGTCTCTGGGCCCAAAAGAAACTTTGCAAAGTGTATTCAGCAAGAAGAAACAAGTAGAAAACGTATTCCGGGCACACAGGGGCAGGGGCATAAATCCGATTGTGCCGTATGATAGAATACCAAAAAATCAACGAGATCAAATTGAAAACAGAATTGATGCAGTTCGGTTAAGTCTTGGAAAAGAACAACGGTATGGTTCATACAAACCTTCCGGAGTCAGCGGACGAGAGGTTAAGCTAAGAGACCCTGACCAACTTGACTTTGCAGCGTCCAATGTGGGAGACATTCAGATACCCAAAGCTGTAAAGAAAGATTTGATTGCACGAGGAAAATGGACAGCACCTCTCTCAGATGAATGGAAACATGGACCTAAGATACCATTCGGGGAACACCTGGCAGCTGGTAAAGCAAGTCTTAAAGGAAATAAAGGTGTATCTGTAGGATACACTGATGACCTATATGGTGTGATGGGTGGATACAGAATAGAGACAACCCCAATGAATAAGGGTATGAGAGTAGATATGGTTGATGACTGGGATCTCCAACCGTTTCAACAAGGAACAACCTCTCCACTCTTGGACAGACTTCCTAATAGAGCTAAAAAAGCAATAAACAAACTCCCAGAACGGGCAAAAAATAAACTCTTCAATACTGAGGTATTTGAAACGCTGGGCGGGAAACCTATAAGAATACGACAAAGCTTTGATGTACACGCTGATCAAGGAAGGCTAAACATTTCACTCCCAGGCAGCTCTGAACCTTTGGTATCTAGAGCAGGAGCATCACGAGGACCCCAACCAATTAACTTAGATAAATCCGCTCCAGGCTACATATCTTTTGAAGATATGAAAGCTTACGAGTTTGGACTTAACTCGCTCAAGTCACTACGTAGAAGAGGAGGAATGATAGATAGACGAAAGAAGCGCAGAAAGCGCAAGTGATATATAATAATAGCAACTGTATAAAATAATTTTACAGAAATACAAACCAAACCCATTAATATTTTTGCGTAATGTCAGACCCAAACAACAAACTAGACTTTAGCGCCATTACCTTCGACAGTGTCGTTGGGGAAGGCGCACCAGGACTGGAAACAGTCGAACAGGAGCCTCAAGACGTTGAGGAATACTACGACGATGATGACATCATCGACGAAGACCCTAGAGAATATGGAGACGAAGACTTCGAAGACTATGTCGATGAAGACGACGATGACGATGACGATGAAGACACCGTAGAAGACGACTACGACGAAGAGGACGAATATGATGATGAGGAAGATGACGACGAAGAGTTTGAAGACGAACTCACCGAAGACGAATACGACGATCTCCCCATCGCAGATAAGATCTCTGATATTCTCGGATTTGAATTAGAAAATGAGTATGCCGATACTGTAGAGGGGCTCACCAGCTTTGTCAGAGATATGTCTGAAGAAGTTGCAGAAGCACAGCTGCAAGATCTGTTTGACCAGTACCCAGAGATACAAGCTCACCTCGACTTTGTGTTGGCTGGCGGAGACCCACAGGAGTTCTACGCTGCAAACAACCCACAGTCAGACTACAGCCGTATCGAGCTTAGGGAACAGGATGTGACTCTCCAACGCGCTATGCTTGGTGAGTACTACAAAGCAATGGGCCACCAAGATGAGTTTATCCTCGAGATGCTCAACGATTTCGAAGAAGGTGGTAAGCTGTACAACAAAGCATTGATAGCACAAGGAGAACTTACTGCAATGCAAGAGCAGCAGAGAGAAGCTTTGTACCAAGAGCAACTTGAGGCGCAAGCGTACGAAGAGCAGGTGCAAGAAAACTTCTGGGGCGATGTAGCAGACTACATCTCAGAAGACAATGAGTTTGCAGGTATAGTGATCCCAGACTCAGATAAGCAAGACTTCTTCGATTACATCTCCGCTCCCGTAGACGAGGAAGGCAATACTCAAAGAGACCTAGACTATGCTGATGCCAACATCGACATCAAGCTCGCAATAGACTATCTCATGTATAGCGGATTTGATCTCGGAGATATCATTGACACAAAAGCACGCACGCAGAGTGTCAGAAATCTCAGGGAACGTATCCAGTCTAACGAAGAGAGAGTCAAGAGTGCTCGTAAAGCTCAGCGTAGACAACCATCATTTGATCCAGATCAACTGGACATAAACGCGCTTTTTTAAGCATAACCTTTTAAAATAAACAATCATGGCTTTGATGCAGGTACTTAAAACGTACTACAATGACCAGCAGATGACCGACACAAACTCGTTGGTTAATGCTTTGATGGAGAAGCCCGAAGAGCTCTCTCCCATCATTACGCACTTGGCCGGACGTGAAGAAAAGAAGTTTCCTCTTTCCTTCTTGACTGAAGGGGTTGGTAACACGAAGTCAATCAATAGATTTGAATTTGAGTATCGTGTCAAGACCCATGAAGTTAACGTTCGCCCAGTTGTCGCTAACACAGGAGACGGAACTGGAGGTGCACCCTTCAGATTGACCTTCCCTGACAAGTGGTTCATTTTCCCATACACTTTGGTCTCACAGACTGGTGTGTTGGCTCGGATTATGAGCGAACCTAGATCAGTTGGTAACGGTTACGAGTATGAACTCCAAATCGTTTCTCCAGACGTTACAGCTATTCCTTCAGAGGACCGTGCAGCAGGTGCTCTTTGGGGCATGTTGTTTGCTAACGTTGGTATTGACTTCTCACGCGGTAACGCTTCTAACTGGACAGCTCCCGGGTTGGTCCGTTCTAAGATTGGTACTGTGCGTAAGTCTTACCACTTCTCTGGTAACGCTAAAGACTACGTAGCAGAGTTCAACCTCCCAACTAAGGAAGGTTCTTCTACGAAGTTGTGGATGGACTACGAGGAGTACCGTCACATGCTCAAGTTTAAGGAAGAGTGTGAGATGTACTACTGGTACGGAAACAAGACTTATGATGACAAAGGATCTAACAGAATGTTGGACGAGAATGGCCAACCAGTTATATCTGGTCCTGGTTTGTTCGAGCAGATCATCAATAAGGACACCTACTCTACTCTCACGCAGAAGAAGTTGGAGGACACGATTGGTGACTTGTTCTACGGCATGACGGATGCTACCGACAAGCAGGTGACTTTGTACACCGGTATTGGTGGTGCACGTGAGTTCGACAAGGCTCTCCGCAGCTACTACGCTAACGGTGTTAGCTCTAGCGGTGTCGGTACTACTACAAACTCTTACCTCAGAACTACTGAGTCTAAGTTTATCACTGGTAGCGGTCGTAGCTTGGGTATCACTGGTTACTTCACCTCGTACGACCACGTCGATGGTCACACGGTGAACGTGGTTAAGGTCCCATTGTTCGATCACGGCCCTGTTGCTCAGGCTTCTCAGAAGCACCCTGAGTCTGGATTGCCGCTTGAGTCATACAGAATGGTGTTTGTTGACCAGTCATCTTATGACGGGGAGAACAACCTCCAGATGTTGAACAAGAAGGGACGCGAAATGCTCCGCTGGTGTGTTGCAGGTTCAGTTGTGCCTAAGGGCTTCACTGAAACCGACACGCGAGCTTCAGATATAGACGGTGCTTCTGTGCACATGTTGAAGACAGCTGGTATCCTGCTCCGCAGATTCGATACTTCGCTCGACTTGACTTGCACTGCATCGTAATTTGGTGTTTGGTTTGCAAAGGGGGGAGCTGAAATGTCGGCTCTCCCCGATTTGCAGCCAGGACTAGTTTATTCTTAACTCAAAAGAACATGAAAAAAGTTATAATCAGACGCAAAGAAGTCCTCAACCATCTCCCAAAAGAGATCAGAGCTGGGGCAAAAATTACGATTGGCTCCATCTACGTTGGAAGACAACCTCTTAGAGGAGTAGAAGGAGATGAAGCACACAGGTTGTTGACAGGAATACTCGACGTGCCCCCAACACACGAAGCCTGGCCAAGGCTTGAAAAAGACTTTTGGGCCAGTATGGCACTGAAGGTACCATTTGAAGGTAAGGAGTTGGACATTACAGTAGATGAGACAGGTCACCCGCACAACGTAATGGACTACATCACCTTTCAGTGGTGCAAGAAGCATAGACAGGTAGCAGATAGTCAAGAACATATGGAGAAAGACCCAGTAAAAAAGTTCTATATCTACGATCCTGAACGAGATCTTCTTAAGAAGAACGCAAAAGTAAAAGTTAGCAAGGAAGCAGACAAAGAGTTCATCAAGTGCTCAACAGATGTTGACAAAATGAGAAGACTTGTAAGACTACTTAGCGACGGATCTAATCCAGAGAAGCTAACTGACTTGGAAATTGAAAACAAACTGTACGAACTCAAAGGAAACAACCCAGCCAAGTTCTTGAAGTTTGCAACTGACAAAGATCTCGACCTTAAGGCAGAGATTGAAGAGATGGTTAGCAAGGATGTCTTGCGTAAAATCGGAAACCAGTACATATACGGGGACGAGACCATTGGAGAGAACCAAACCGACGCCATAGTTTACTTTAAAAACAAGAAGAACTCAGGAGCGGTTAACGCTATGAGAGCTCAACTGAAGACAATAGCGTGACAATACAAGAGATGCATATAGCTGTCAACCTGGGGGTGCAAAAAGTCGCATCTTTCCAGGTTGACAATCTCTTACCTGAAGAGATTGACCATGAAATCAACATGGCCGTACGCAGATTCATCAATCAGCGCTACAATCCCATGTCCAATCCCAAAGGAAAAGGGTTTGAGCAATCTCAGAAGAGGATAGACGACCTCAGAACGCTACTTGAAGACTATTCTACACCTTTGAACATAAAAGGTGGATCAGAAGCAATAGGCTCGGGTAGTTATTTCGGGGCAGTTTACTCAGCTACAGGAAATAAGATTATAAACTTGGAGAGATTCAAGCTTCCTGTAGATTACATGTACCTCATCAACATAAAGAGCACACTTGCAGTAAACTGTAATAAGCCTGTACGGTTTGAAGAGATAGCTACAACAGATAGGTTTCTAAGAATACCCATAGACTCTGGAAAACCAGGCAATGTAATACGAGAAGTATCAGTAGCTAACGTTTTTGGGGAGTTAGAAGTTATATGGAGCACGATTGGAAGCAGAACTAGCTTAGAGGAACTGTTAAATCCACTGATGTGGGCTGAAGGCTATGTGCCTGGAAGATCTTACCAAGATGGTTTGGCTGACATGTTCTCCAGCTCTATAACTTCAGACTCTCCCCACGCAGATGGTAACGAAATATACCTAAGCTACCCAGTAAGAAAACTTTCTGACGGGAGTGGGTTGGCAAAGCCACACCAAGTTCAGAACTCTACAGATGGGATATATGATGGTATATATGGGTTGATAAAGTACGCACCTGCATATGCACCACTAAAGGACGGTGGAATAGAGAGAAAAATCTTTGAATCCCCTGAAGTGTCATACAAAGTAAATAGAAAAGCTGACCTAAGTCAAAACCACACTAAGATAAGCAGGCAACTTTGTAAGGCAGTCCAACACGATGACATATTTGCATTGCTTGACGATCCGTTTAACACTGCAAAAACGGACAACATCATGTACACGATGCAAGAAAATTTCGTAGATTTGTACTCTGACGTACATACGATACCTCTCAACGTAACTATAAAGTATTTACGCAGACCTGTAAATGTCAACTTAGCTGAGGGCATAGGCTGCGAGCTGGCAGAGCACACTCATCACGAGATTGTGGAGATGACAGTTAAAAGCATCCTGGAGTCATTCGAGTCTCCAAGATATCAAACGCAATCTGGGGAGGTCCTGGAGAGCGAGTAATTTTTGTTGAACGCCATAAAACTTTATTACCATGGCTTCTAATCTTTCGCAGACTTTTATCTGCAACGATGGTCAGCTCATCCCGGGCGCGACCACCAATTTCGGATCTATTGTAGGTAGCACTACCGCTGCCAACCACGAGTGTGGTATTTGGGATTCATACGGACAAGCTTGGATTACTGCAAATCAGTTGTACTCTACTACTAACGTGAACATTGTTGGTACAGATGCAGATGACCCTGCTGACGGTATCCAAGTGGCTGACGAACTCGTAGTGACTGAGGTGAGTGCTCTGACTTCGGTCAATCCAGCATGGCACTACAGCCACTTGCAGTTTGCTCAGGGTATGCCTAGCGGAAACCCAATTGCTACTCCTGTTATCCCTACGGCTAACATCAAGAGCATTCAATACACGCCCCACACTGCTTCTGTAGGTGCTAAGCACACCATCACTGACAACACAATGGCTACTAGTAAAGACAGACTGGTCAAGTTTGTCATCAGAACTACCCCTACTGCTTACGAGTACTTCGTAAACAACGAGGACCTGACGATGACTGACTTGAGTGGTGAAAGCAAAGAGTTCCCACTCGCAGCTTTCAATACCACAAACCACAAGGTCTTCAACATTGAGGTGCTGAACTCTGAGTTGGCTACTGATAACCTTGCTGGCTTCTGTGCTAAGCTTGAGGAAAAAGTTGATGCTCACGGCATTTTGAGCAAGTTGATTAATGTTACTACGACTACTACGTCTGGTGACACCTACACTGCTCGCCATGCTGGTGTTGATCTTGACATTATGATCACCCTCAGCGACACTGGTGCAGTAGACAGCACTTTGACTAACACCAAGGCTAACTTGGTTATTGGTGCTGGTAACGACTGGCAGGCTATCTCTGATGAGAAGGGTACTAGAGGTAAGTACGGAAACTTCAACCGTATGTACTTCCCAACTGATCAGACTACGTTTACTCAGTCTGGTTTTGCATACGATGTCATCGACATCAACTACAACACTCCTAACTGGCCAGTTGGTGCAGGAATTGCTCCTGCAGGTCAGACAAACAGTGTTCGTATCTACGTAGGTTCGTCTGGCACGGCACTCCTTGCTGACGGCTCTAACTCAGTAATTGACACTTTGTTCCAAGTTACTGTTCGTACTGCGAAGCGTTTCGTTTGGAGCTAATCTAATATGGGGGGCACATAGGGTGTCCCCCTTTATTACTTATCATCATGGCAACAAGATCTGTATACTCAGGCAAAAGAGTTTTGGTAGCATCTCCTGGAGCAGCTAGGGGAACTAACTACACCGTAACTGTAGAAAACCTATTCACCGGAGACACCGTCTCTCAGAGAGCCCGCACCAAGAAGGGTAAGGTTGTTACTGCGCTTACTATGAACTCAAGCGGGGTATTGAAGACAACCATAGACGATGGTAGAGGTAATAAAACAGTTGAGTACTCAGTAGGTACAGCCGACATACAGTGCTGCATCGCTAAGCTGGTGCATGACGCAATACATTGCACATGTAAGTGCGATAAGTGCAAGGAAGATCTCAAGCTTGCGGAGAAGATTTATCTCCTGCTACAAGCTGCTGTCTTTGCTGCAACAAACGGTAGACAAACCGACGCTAACGACATGTATCGCAAAGCAAAAGAATTTTGCCAAGAGCGTTGTGCTTGCGGCTGCTAAACCTTACCCATGGCTAGAGTACTTGGATTTTCTACAAGAGAGGGGGGCAGAGATCTACCCGTATTTACGTTCGTAGAGGCTCATGCCGCTAGCGCATTTGATATATTCATACACAATTCCGCGCATTCTCCCTCAGAAATACGGTATCTCTCAAGCGAAGAGTTAGCTTACGAGGGGTGGACTTCTGCAGATCTTTTGCTGTACGGGGGCGCTAACGGAGGTGACGGCCTTCAGGGAAACTTTGAGAACGGTCTGCTTAATAAGCCTATAAGAGAGCTGGTAGGTGTGCAGCCCACGTCTATTAAAATAAAGTCAGATGACCTAACTCTAGTTACTATAACAGGAAACACACTAGCAGAGTACATCGAGCGGACAGAGTTCAGATATCTTACAGATGGGCACCTGGCAGTAAAAGTATATCTGCTTGAAAAGCTTTTTGATCAAGTCCAGCCCGGTGATATAGTTATACTAGAAGGGTGTTTGCTGCTACAAGGGGGCAGAAGTGACTTAGGGGTAGCTGTAAATAAGAGGCAAGTACCATTCGTTCTTGCTGGAGTGCCAGCATCAACTGGCGATAAAGCACACCAAAACCCCACAGTTGACGTAGCCAGATTCTTAACTGGGGCTGACAGCAGTAACATAGGGGCAACAGTGAAGGTTCAAGATCTAGGAACTGCTAACGATGGTATACAGTGGAACTCGGTAAGGACAAAAACAAAGTGGCTCAACGGTACTCCCGGTTCAGCTAGTAGACTAGCCCCAGCTCAGCCTAAGCACCAGCGGTCAGCGTTTGATCTTCCCCCTGAAGCAATAACTGCCCCCGGACAAATACACTTTCTTAGAAACGCCGTATACGGCAGGAACTCAAAACCAGATTTTAGAAAACTGGACCTGACAAGGGACAGGATGGACATGGTTGATCCTCAATCTCAGCAGAGAATAGACAGACGTACTAGTACTTACAGAAGCCAGCGTAAGGGCGATCAATTCAGCTTGCTTGAATTCCACGGACCACAACTAAACATAGGGGAAACCCATGGATATATAAATTATGGACTCTATGCCTGGAAGTACGTAGTAGGACCTAGTTACGGAGATACAAAATACGGTGCGTCTTCTATAGGTGGGTCTTACCTACCACAGACCGTGGGTGGTGATTTCCTACCTACAGGTCTAGGCATACCAAACCAAGGATATGAACTAGGAGATACCTACGGGTATGATGACTCAGCAACCAGATCCAACGCTAGGTGTGAGAATCTGAGAGTACACCCAGACAGAGGTATCTACAGAAGTCCTTACTACCCGCATGCTCAGTCTGAGTTTATGCACTATGTTACTTTCTATAAGTGGGAGAACACTAACTTCACCATAAACTCAACTACTAACTACAACATTACAAATGGTGTAGGTAGTGCAATCAACTCAAATGACGTAAACATTTGGGCTTGGTATGCTAGTTGGGCTTTTCAATCATCATACAATGAAGCGTCAGGCAATCCTGATGCCTCTAACCAGACAGCTCTAGGAGGCAGTCAGTATATGCGTCTTGAGGCTTTAAACGCAGTACTTATCGGAAATATAGGGTGGCAGGACTTTATATCAAATGCATTTTACATGGGGGCTGACCCAGACAACACGTCAGCGCACAGTTTCCAAAACTATATTTCTACCTCGGAGAACCAAGAACTGGTTCCAGCATATGATAAATTGTTCTCTGGTGTGTACCATGCAACCAGAATACACCAAACCTTTTACAACGCCTCAAGAACCATAGGAGCTAACATAGGAGGAGGAGAAGCCGGCTTTACGCCAGCATCTACAGGGTTAACTTCTGGGTGGCCCACAGTAGCATCAGCCGCTGTTAACAGTCAGAACTTGTCAAGTTCTGTGCTCTTCACTTATACAGCATTTGTATACGCAGAGTCTCCTCAAGCTATAGCGATTAGTAATGACGATTATGCGCCTTGGGCTACTTCAGACATACCAACTTTTACTGACGTTTATGGGTTTTCTCCAATAACAGAGCAGGGAGCTGGAGACACCCTACACCGAGTTAAGTACCGAGTTAACGTTACTTCCGGAGGGGGCAGTTCAACACTACCTCCCACATACGCTATAGCTGCCAACGGCATTAATGGTGTAAACTCAACTTTCTGCACAGATAAAAATTCTGAAGCAACGTGGGCTGTTTTAGGGGACGAAAACGAAACAAGCTTAGTTAGATTCAGAAACTTGTCTCTATGTAACGAGGAACTAGACTATGACCGGTGCGGATGTAGAAATGTTGTAGAGTCACTACCTGTAGGCGAAGTCGGAAAGGGCACTAGCCCTGACAGCAAAAGGTTTGAAACAGTAGTCATATATCCTAGAAACGTTGTAACTGATCAGTACTCAGAAACGGGGACAGGTGGTGCAGATGCCTTTCCATCACTGCTGTACGTAAACTCATACTTCTCAGTAACAGGAAACGCCAATGTAGATAACGGCTACGCCTTAAACTACCTCGCTGACGGAACGCTCGCCGCTGCAACCTCTGTAGAGTACAGAACAACAACCAACTCCACTCAGACAGTCCTTCTCTCTGAGTTTGGCCTAGGATTTAATGGGTACGGTGACATCTTCCAAACAGAGTTCTTGGGCCTCAGTTTGGCTGATCCAACGGATGTCTTAGCTGATACTAATACTTTTACATACAAGTATTTTCCCGGCAGAGATCCATACATAGATCAAGACCTGCAGTTCTTTGTTCATGACTCAGCAGATGAAGCAAGAGTATTTGCCACGATAGGTGGAGCCGGATATAACAGTGCTGCCTCAAGTGATGATGAACCTCACAGACATATGCTGTTGTTCTCAGCAGGAAGCCTAGCAATAGCAGGAACCGATCCTAAAAGAGCTCATGTAGACTTGGGATGGACACAGAGCTGGGAAAACACAGAGGTAGAATGTTCTATACTGTCGTTAGGTATTACTACAGAGTGCAGCGACGTATCCAAAGACAAACCCCCATACAGAAATAGGAAGTTTGTTGTAATAGGAGATCACACTATTGACACAGGATTTGAAGATAACGACGGCGACGGAGATCCAGATAATTCTATTAAAGGGTGCACTGATGAAAACGCAGTGAACTTCAATCCTAACGCCAACGTGGATGACGGCAGTTGTTACTTCTGCGAAACTGCCTTAGACTCGGATGCAAATGCCTTACACTTTGTGCAAGCACTTCCACTTCTTATAAATACAACTCCTGGAAACGTAGACAGTGTTAGCGCAAACGGACTATACGGAACAGCCCCCGCTACATATATAGGAAATGTTGGAGGGGGACTGGCTGACGTACCAACGTCAAGCCCAGATATTTATGACTGGCAGGATGGTAACTTGTTTAATGCAGTAAACACTTCAGAGAACGCGTTAACAAGCGGATCAGGAGGAGGACCTAATACAGCCTTTACATACTTCGCTATGAGGCATGATGCTTTGCTTGACCGTCTTGTACCTGCATCTGACCAAGGCTCTCAACAGCAATTAGGCAACGATAGCTATAGTGGTGGGTATCAGGTTGCACTAAACGATATGATTACTTCTGAGCTTGCTTCTAGGTGGGTATGTCAGATATATACGTACGACGACTGGCAGAACAGAACTGTGCCCGCTAACACGTTCGGTAATGGTTGGGCGGTAGAAAGCAATGGAGACGGATCAACATTTGCACAAACAAATGTGTACTATGATATATTTGGGAACTTCTCTGGAGTTGGGTTGGAAAGTTTCGATGAGGTAGCAACACTAGCAAACCAGTACACTGGTGATGCTAGTTCATTCTACTTTAGAAACTTTGATCCCGATGATGCAAGTACAGTAACAGACATAGGGCTAGAAGCAGGAAGAGAATATGTAGCTGTACTTAGATTCCAACCACTACAGACTTGCGGTCAGAAGCAGTTCTACTACATGGCCTACCACTTCTTCGTGGAATACTGTGAATGTACTGATCCAACATCAACTTCCGCAGGAAACTATGCAGGAGCAGACAATGCTCCGTGGCAAGGAACTCCATGGGATGGAGTAAGTTTCTACCCTGGAGTAAACACCCCAACAGACCAATTTAATACATTCCTCGCAGATGGCTCCGGTGTATTTACACCTAACTTCTGTGTAACATCTGAGGATGGTATATCTACAGGATTGCTCAACTCAAGAATATGTGAGTTCCAAGGAGAGGACGAAAGTGTAACTTGCGGCAACTTCTACTCTTGGTGTCTTACAGAAATAGCTACAGACTGCGTCGGACCAGACGAGAATGGAAATGTGTACGGAGAAGCTAATTTCAGCATTCTTATCGATGGATTCTTTGTACAGTCAGACCCAGGACAAGGTGGAACTCTAGGAGATGCATATCAACTCATTGAACCGCAGACAGGATTTGCATTCTATTACATAGTTGAGATAACTGTAGATGGTATTCTTGAACAGACAGTAGTTTCTCACATAGTAGAAAACGGTCTCTACGTACCTAATCCAGAGATAGCTATAACACAGTCAGTGATCAGCACATTCCAGGGAGCAAATGCTGTTATAAATGCAGGTCCTTTTGACTTCGATCAGGATAACAACGGATCTGTGGGTGAGGCTGTGATAGGAGTTACACTTCAAGCAACTGGACTTATAGATAACAGCGGCCAGTTTGTAAGTCTGCTGGATGTAGTAGATTACATAGTAGACGATGACGGTAACCCAACATCAGTAATCTGCCCCGCAGAACTTATCTCATACGTGTCAACTTCAGAAGACTGCGTAGACTTGGTAGAGGGATGTATGGACGAGACAGCGGTGAACTTCAACCCGGATGCAAACTCCGATGATGGTTCCTGCGAGTACATACCATGCGAAGAAATATTCAATGATGCACTTAACTCTATATTCATAACGGACGTAGAGTCAACCAGAGCAAGCTCAGATTGCGTTTACGTAGCAGAGCCCAGTGATGGAGGAGAGCCGTACTATTACTACGACCCGAACTACGATGGCAGTATGACTGTCACAGTCCAAGACTACTCGGTATCAAGCCCAACAGGAGCACTTGGAGCTAACGAAGGAAACTTTGTACTGTTCGTAGCCTACGTAAGCGGAGGAAACATCAACGTTGTTGGTGAGGCCATGGTCTTCTACGACAACAACGTAACCGCTATACAAGGCCTAGGAGAAGGAGAATTCCTGACTATGAGTAATACTGCTGCAGCCTTCATAGGAGTTGGGGATATGACTACCACACCTATAACAAACGGTGACCCATTTGGTATAGGGGAAAGTTTAGCGGGTTCTGAATATGAAATAAATGTTCCGTTAGGTGCGCTCTTTGGACCAACCAACGACTTAACTGGGGGTCAATACCTTCTGTTTGTAGTACCCCACATCGACGCAACAGCTGTTGGTGAAAACTTCGGGGGACTTGAAGACTGTATTGCAGAGTTTGGTCAGTTCGCAGATGAGCAAACTTATCATGTCATTGACATGATAACGAACACAGATGACTGTCCTCAACCTTGTAACCAGTTTACAAACCCGGATGACTGTCCAGACAACGTAGCAGGTTGCACTGACCCTGGGGCCGAGAACTACGACCCAGACGCAACAATTGACGATGGCACTTGTGTGTACTGCACTACATGTGACTTCTGCGACTTGTACCCAACACACCCAGAGTGTCTTCTATGCGACAAACGTGCAGATGAAACACTAACAGCAGGAAGTAGAGGATTCAGTGCAAGCCTCAGAGATTGCGAGGGAGGAGGTAAGTGCTGCGCGGATCAAAGTGCGACTAACTACGACCCTGAGTGTAGAGGGGAAAATGCAGACAACGGCCAGTGCACTTACGCTTGTAATGGTGCAGGATGTACAGATTGTGAAGATGACCCAACAGGAGAGGGCTGCGTCGAAGATCCCTGCCCAGACCCGAACAACCCGGACTGTGTAAATCCACCTATCGTGAACTGCCTAGAGACCGGTGACTGTCCTTGTGTAGGCAACGATTGTAATCCAGAGTGTTTGCTAAATCCAGAGTTGTGCAACCCTGGACAACAACCATGCGAGCAGAGTGTAGCAAACAATGAGTGTGAGCCCATCGAAACGTTCACAACTACTACAATTGTATGCAACCCGATATTCGAGGAAGCAGCTCTAAATGAAGAGTACGACAAAGACTGGTTGACTCAGGTACTGATGTCCTGCGCCAGCGGAGATGCACTTAAGTACATGTTCCGACTCAAAGCAGGCATACACCTGGATGACGTAGATACAACCAAGCTTGCTCTTATTGCATACTTGTTCATCGAAGGCTCAAAGAACAACCTTGATTGTTTGTTTGACTGCGATAACTATGAAGCCGGGGTCAAGAGAAACGGTAAGGTTAGAGGCTTCAGCAATAGAATGAAAGAGATCGACTGTAAAGCAAGGTGGGCTGCAGGCAGATATCAAAGATTCGCTGCAAGTAGCAACTACAGAAAAGGAACTACAGTCAAGTACACGAGGGTCGTGAACGGAGTGAGTACGTCAAGCTACTACACTGCAAAGTCAGATTGGTCTCCTGGAATGACACTCCCAGGAGTAACAGCAGACAAAAAGCAAAGAGTGTGGGAAGCGTGCATCAACGTCAAGTTCCAAAGCGGGGGCAACCCAGAGAACTACTTCCAGACATTCGTGGATTTCATCAAGAGATACTGCGACAACTGTGAGATAGATCCACTTGCAAACTCAGGCATCTATGAAAGTAACGAAGGACAGGGCATTGGTCCTAACAACAGAACCCAGGACTTTGGTGGTAATTCATCCATAGGATTCCAAGACGAAGACGGGAACGAAATAATATTCTAAAATGGCTAAAAGACTTACATCACTACCGGTAAAATCTAAAAGGGAAACTACGGCTGACGACGTACTGCTCCTGTCCAATGGAAGTACGGGTAGATCATTCCAGCTGCCTATTACAGACGTGTTCCCTAAACTGAACAACGGAACGCTTGCACATAACAACGGTGCAAACAGCACGTCCTTGGTTAATATAGGAAACTCTTCAAAGCTGTTCGTGGGAGGAGGTAGCGCAGATACCACTACAGGTATAGACAACAATACACTCATCTTCAAAGGATTTAGAGTAGACTTTGACGGGAGCATATCAATGCCAAGTGCCGGAGAGCACAACAATGCAAACTGCCCCATACAGATTGTTGAAGAAACAGACGCCAACGACACTACGAAGGGTAACATCCTCTTGGCGTGGGACCCCTCTAACTACGACCTCAGCAACTTTAGGAACACTACCAATGAGTACCTGACTACAGTTACCCTTACTACAGATGTAGCTGGTATTCTTCCAGAAGCAAACGGTGGTACAGGGTTGTCCTCTATTGTAAAAGGTGGGGTGTTGTTTGGTAACGACACAAATGACATACAGCAAGTCACACCTACAGCAAACGGTCAGGTTCTCATACACAATGAGACTACAGGTAAGCCTGCATGGTCTACATTGACTGCCGGCACAAATGTGTCAATAAACAATACTGCAGGTGCGATAGAGATATCTTCCAGCATTGGTAGTATAACAGCCAACGTAGACTTTGACGACAACAACCTGGGGATGGGCAGTGGTTGGATAAGCAACGACGTAACCAACGAAGGCATTAACATAGACACATCAGGTAAAGTCTTCATAGGTAGTGCTACCCCTACAGCTTACTTCACATCTGACCTCAACGTAGCCAACAACATTTCTCTGGGTACCACAGGCAGTAACAGCCAAACCCTGTCGGTAAAGAACACCATCACTGGAGCGACATCCAACTTTACAATACAAGGCGCAAGTGCATCTGGTACAGGTAACGCAGGCGGAGACGTCACAATCAAAGCTGGAGACGGTGATACTAACGGTAGTGGGGGCGCACTGACAATTAACGGAGGCCGTAAAGCTGGTAGTGGTACAGATGGCAGCGTAAAGATTCGTACAGCAGATACTGATGCACTTACCGTAGACGAGTCTCAAAACGTTACTGTAAACAACGGTAGTCTCAGAGTCGCGGGTGGTCAAGTTAACATCACTTCAGGTGACCTCACAGTTGCAGACGGGGACATAACCCTCACAGCCGCTGATCACGGAATCATACATACAGGTATGGGATCAGTGACTCAAGGAGCTACAGCAGGGTTTGTAGATGGGGTAACTCTCAATACTACAAGTGGTAAGATAACACTTTGCAGCACCTGTACTTTGGCAGGGGACGCGACCGCATCCTTTGATGTAAGCAACAGCTTAGTAACTGCAAACTCACTCATACTACTGACCTTGTTCGATAAGACTGGGACAGCTAACGCTAGATACTCAGTATCTCTAGGTAACCAAGGTACAGGTACATTCACTATACTCCTGCACAACCAAGAAAACTCTGGTACAACTGCAGGAGTTATGAGAGTCAACTTCCTAGTTATAAACTAATTCTGTGTAAATTTGCATATAAACCTATAACCCAAACATTATGATCAATTTTGAAGGTACTAACCGTGAACTCCTCAACTTGTACAGAGGACTGGAAGGAGTTAAGGACATTAAAGGCTCTCGCTTCGCTATGCTTGTCGGCAAGAACATGAAGGAGATTCGTCACATCCTTAACCCAATTGAACAGGCAGCTGTTCCCTCACCGGCTTTCCAAACTGTGTCTATCCAGATGAGAGATCTCGTCGAAGCACAAGACAAAGAAGCTATGGACCAGTTGGAGGAAGACAACAAGGACTTGATCGAAGAGCGCAAGGACCAAATGAAAAAGGTTGAGGACATGCTTGATGAAAGCGTTACTCTCCAGCTTCACCCCGTAAGAGAAGACCAGCTTCCTGATGACATTACAGGAGAGCAGGTAGAAAAAATACTACAAATAATTACTGATGGCCTCGATTAATACAACGCTGCAGCTGCAGTCTAAGAACATATTCACTAACGCTTTTGCGTCTAGGAACGATAAAGCATATACGCTAGACTCGGACGTAGACAGATACATACGTAGCATTACGGCAACCACTAGTGGTGCTGCTGAGACAATGTTGCAAGTATCTACCTACGGAGCAGATAAGAACGTTCTGGTTTTTCTTAAGAACCGGGCTACAGCTACTGGCAAGTACTTGTATGTAATCATAGGCAGCCAACAGATCATGAGACTCGGCCCTGGGCAGTTTACACTGTTCCCCTGGAGAACTGAGACAGGAGATGATCTTAAGCTCTACGGTAATGATTCAAACGGCATTCGTCTTGAAGTTCTAGCTGGAGCAGCAAAATGAGTGAGCGTAAAAAAATAAAAGATACCGGCCTTGGCAAATGGTTAAAGGAGAAGGCACCTAACGTACTTAGTACAGTAGGTGACCTACTCCCTGACCAAGGTGCACTTGGTGTCGTAAAGAATCTCTTGGACAAAGAGCCAGGGATTGATCCAGCCGAAGCAAAGGCTAAGATAGATGCTGAGATAGCATTTCAAAACAACGTTACTGAGCGGTGGAAAGCCGACATGGGTAGCGATGTAAAGCTTGCGAAGTACATCAGACCCGTCACACTGATCTGTTTGATGGTGATGTTCATGGCTACAATGATAGCAGACTCCATGGACGCATGGCCTTTCAATGTAAAGGACAGCTATGTATCTCTGCTCGAGATACTTATGCTTACTGCATTCGGTGCATACTTCGCAGGTAGAACAATTGAAAAGAGTCGTAAACCAAACACATGACTGTAAACGAAATCAAAGACTTCATCGCCGAGAGGCGAGGATACCTTAAGAAAAGCGCTGACGTACTATCTGAGAGACTTAATTGCCCTATCGAAGATTGTGAGACAGCGTTGTACGAAGCCAGGAAGCTGGCACGTAATGAAGAAAACACGAATGATAACGAGAGTGTCATTAGTGAGTTCGAACAGTTCCTTGACAAGAACGGCATCAGCCCGTCCGACGTTTCTAGTGTAAAGTTCTGGCAGACTGTGTCAGGACAGCAGAGATTCTCTGTAGTCACAAAGGGTGACTCAATGAGCGTCGAAGCAATCAAAGATGAGATAGAAAGCTTTGCAGCTAAGTACAGCCCCAAGGTTAACAGAGTAGACTACAAGCCTGCTCTTGAGCCAGTAGCGTACGAGATCTCATTGCCCGACATCCACTACGGAAAGCTTCATAGCCTGACACTTGATCAGGTTGAGAAGCAGTACATGAAGGTGGTGGAAGAACTCTGGAGAAAAGCGGCGGGACTTGATATAGAAAGATTCATACTTCCCATCGGTAATGACGGTATGAACTCTGAGGGTATGAGAGGTACTACAACCAAAGGGACACCACAGCAGGACTCTGCTGGGTGGAAGGATACCTTTAGAGGTTACTGGCAACTGATGACTACTGCGATCGACTTCCTTAAGCAAAGAGCACCGGTAGATGTAATCGTTGTATCAGGTAACCATGACTACGAACGCATGTTCTATGCAGGAGATGTGTTAGCAGGATGGTATAGAAATGATGCCAATGTCACCGTGGACAATGACTATGATTCACGCAAGTACTACGAGTATGGCACGAACATGATCATGTTCACACATGGTGATAAGGAGAAACCTGCAGACATGCCACTAATAATGGCAACTGAAAAACCAGAGATGTTTGCACGTACAGAACACCGAGAAGTGCACTGCGGGCATCTCCACAAAGAAATGGTAAATGAGTACAGAGGTATCAAAGTACGGTTCATACCTTCTATTTGTCCTAACGATGAATGGCATAAGCAAATGGGGTATGAAGCTAAAAGAACAGGGCAAGCATATATATGGAATAAGTCCACAGGACTTGAGGGCTATTTACAGGCAAATGTTAGAGTTTGAAGACAGAGACGAAGAAGAGAATATTTCCTCATTAGAAGAGGAGATACAGATACTTGACGAGGCTTATCGAAATGCATATTCGATAGCTACGGGTGGGATGACTGTGCGTGAGCTTTTGGACAAAGCAGACGACATGATCTTCCTGCCCTTTGACCCCTCTGCGCCTGAGACATTTCGCATGATTGTAGACGACATCATACAATACTTTGAAGACAACGAAGAATACGAAAAGTGTGCTGAGCTAGTGCACGTTAAAAAGAAGTACGATGACTCTTGACGAAATGGCATATAACATACTGAACCTGCTTAGGGGCGGCAGGAGCAGTAACGATGAACTTATATCTATCGATCAGATAAAGTTCAACATCCAGCATTACAGGGCTATGATGATACGTAGAGACTACTCACGGAATGGGTACGTCTCTAAAACCATAGAACAAGACCTGGGATGCATAGACCTAGAAAGAGTCAACTGGGCTAGATGCTGCGAAGGAACCATAGGTCCTGCAGTACCTACAGGATGTACCATATATCGAACCAACAGGAGAATGCCTAAGACTGTTAGGTTCAATCTCACTGATGCTTTTACATTCATAGGTAAAGTAAACGGTGCAGACACCATACCTAAGATGGAACCCTACGAACTGGAATGGATTCCATACGATAAATATACATCTAGACTTACACGTTATTACGTCATTGATGAGTATATTTACGTCTACGAACCTAACGGTATGGAAAAGATAAACGTTAGAGGCGTGTTCGAAGATCCCGAAGAAGTAGGGAAATTTGCTACATGTGAAAACGATTATTGTTATGACGACCAGATGGCATACCCATTACCTTTAGATATGGTTAGCGCTATAACACAAGGTTTGGTACAAGGTGAATTCGCTATGCTAACAAATAGTATAAACGACACCGTTAACGATAAACAACAAGGACAATAATCATGGCATATACAACAAACGAAGAAAGACTGCTGAGCTCCATTGACCGACAGGCAAGGACAGGTGAATGCGGAGGCGTTCTTATAGATGGTGCAACCATTGTTACAGGTAGGTTTGTAGCTTTTACTGTAATCGCAGACAGCACCCAACTTGATGCAAGCGGAGTCGTTTCTAACATAGACGATCTGGATACAGACACTACTCTGCCTAAAGGAGTGACAATATTCGGAAACTTCAGCTCACTTCAACTTACAGGTGGAGCTATCATAGCATACAGGAAGTGTGAGTAATGCTTGGTCTCAGCCTAAATATAAGTCCAGGTGCTGCTATAGTAGATGCAGGTAGTGTAGAGAGAGTTGCTCCCTACTCTAATACGCATGCCATAGACTTAGATGGGACAGGTGATGTGATTAAGACCTATAAATCTGGTGCCTTGCAGACCTTGATGAGAAGTGATTTCTCTATCTCATTCTGGGTTAAAGTGTCTTCTTGGCAGACATTTTACTTGATGGGCTTTGACACCACTACAGGTGCTAACACTACTGCAGTATTTGTAAGATCGCTGAACATTGGAGCAGTATACTGGCAAACAAATATTAAACTAGGAGGTGTTGCATACTCAGGGTTAGCAGCAGCAGGTACCCCTAGCACATCAGACTATGTGCATTTTGTAGTAACACTAAGAAAGGGTGGGGCAAGTACTAACGGTACGTTTAAGTTGTACGTAGACGGGGTAGAAAAGATCAGCACAAGCGCGTCTACAGGTACAGTACAAGAAGCAACGCTTGTTGGAGTCCCATTTAATATGCCATTCGGTGCGTATCAAGGATCGAACGGTGCTTACTCAGGACATGCAACTGGTACGTTTGATGAGATAGCTACATGGACAACACAACTGAGTGCAGCAGAAGTCACAGCTTTGTACAACAGCGGAGAGACGTTCGACATCAGCTCAGATAGTGGAGACTACACGTCATCTGCATTTCTGCAAAACTGGTACAGACTTAACAACGATCTCACAAACTCAGGAAGTTTGGCAACAGTTGCAACAACAGAAGGTGATCCAGCATTTGTAACCACCCCAACTCCACCGTGATGAAGAAGTTTGTAATCATACCGAAGACAGAGTTGGATGACGTCAATTCTACAATTGACTTTGATCAGCTACCCTACACAGACAAGACTGTGTTGAGGTACTCACTTGATGGTACACAAGCTGTCATCAAGTACCAGACTCCACTACCTGACTTTTTCTCAGGCAAGACAACATACACGTACTCTCAGATCACAGCGATCTTAGCTGGTACAGACTGGACTGAAGTAGTAACCGCAGAAGACCTAGGGCTATGACATACTTCAGTAAAAATAAAAGACAGTATCAGAGAGGAGCTGCTTGGACTAGGAAAGCTGGTAAAAACCCAAGCGGAGGTCTCAATGCAAAAGGTAGGGCATCCTACAGAGCTGCTAACCCGGGGAGCAAACTTGCTGCTCCAGTAACTGAGTCTAACCCCTCAGGTAAACGCAAGTCCAGGAGAAAGTCATTCTGCTCACGTATGTGTGGAATGAAAGCAAAGAGAACAGGATCTAAGGGTAAGAGAGATCCTAATTCAAGAATCAATAAGTCACTGCGCAAGTGGAACTGCCGGTGCTAATAACGAACAACAATGGGAAACATTAAATCAAGGCTGTCACTAACATCTACGGGGTCGTCCACAACAACAACCGCAGGGTTTGGTATATCTGTAACAGACTCTCTGACCATAGAAGCCCCTGTAGTAAACTTGGCCTCAGGCACTGTAACTAGTTCTACAGGACCAAATACCATTCTAGGTACAGGTGTAACTGATACCACATACGTATATATCAAGTACGTAAGCAAAGACGGAGGCACACCTGTCCTCGTCCTAAGCACAGCAGAGAACACTCAAGACTTTGCAGACTTGGCTGAGGGAGAAGCAATATTCCTCCCAGTAAAAGGAGCCAAAGGTATCAGAGTAACAAGCAGCACAACTGACGAAATTAGCTACGAATACGGCTACTGGACTAAAGCGTAATGGCTAGCGAGGGACTTAAAAAATGGTTTGGTCGTAACCAGGGCCGTGGCTGGGTAGACTGCAAAGCAGCTAAAGCCGCAGGTAAGTTTGTCCCTTGTGGTAGATCGTCAGCAAAGAAAAGTAGGAAGACAGGGTACCCGGCCTGCAGACCTACTATGAGCGCATGTACAAAAGCAGGTATGCGCAGAAAACAATCATCTAAGCGGGTATCTTGGAAAAAATAATTAGAAATTATGAATTACAAACAACGTGGCGGCAAACGCCCAACAGGTGCCATCATGATCAAAGACATGGAACCAGGCAAAGAAAAGCGTCAGGCTCGAAGACAAGATCGCAAGAAAATCCGCGAGACAAGAAAGCGCTGGAGAGAGCTCAAGAAGCGTCGAACGGCTCCCCATGGAGACAGAAGTAAGATGCAAGCCGGTGGAAGCTTGAGCGAAGCTAAAAAGAAAGACCCAAAATCATTTATCGAAGACTCTAAAGAAGTCAAGTTCGGTAAAGTCCCAGGGGCTATCAAGCGCTCTGCTAAGAAGCTTACCAAGAGTAAGGCTAACATGAAGAAAGGCATGAAGATGCTTGGTGAGTCTAATACCAAGAAAGAGACTAGGAGCGCTGCAAGAACGATGAAGAAAGGCGTACGTCAGAAGAAGGCGTCTGCTAGAATCAGAGACAACTACGAGTTTAGGCAAGCAGTCAAAAGAGGTGAGGCAGAGCCAACAACGTACAGAGGTTTGAGAAATGGGGGAGAGCCTAAGAAAGCACTTCTCGGTATGGCGTTGGGTGCAGCTGCATTGAAAGGTGGTAAGGAAAGACGTATGGCACGTCGTGCTGCTAGACAAGAAGCTAAAGCTCAAGGTAAAGGATTCTTCGGTAGAATGGCAGCGGGTGCAGCAGCAGGAGCTGGTGTAAGAGCTGGTCAGATAAAGCAGGGTATCGGTAACTTGAAAGCTGGTGTCCAGAACATGAAGCAAAACTTCCAGCAGGGAATGCAGGGAGTGGGTGCGGATCAAGGTATGGCAGCTCAGCAACAGTCTATGGCAGCTCAAGCCGATCCAATGGCAGGAGCAGATCCAGCAGCTGAAGAGGACGCAATGACTGAGGAGATGCTGAAGGGCGGTTTGGTCGACAGACGTCAAAGAGGCGGATGTAGAAAAGGACAGCCTTGCGCAGCATACGATGGCGGCAGAGGACCAAAGATGCCTAAGAGAAAGAAAACAAGGAAGAGCACAGGCTTCAAGACCAGAGTCAGAGGTAGAGCTAAATTCCAAAGCGGAGGTAGCTGCGGACCAGGTGGATGCGGAGCGTACGATTATGACCACAGCAAAGGCAAGAAGAGGGCTAAAAAGATTAGGACTCGCAGCAGAAAGACTACGAATACAAGAAAGACTAGACACTGGGGTAGACCCAAAGTCTAATAACAGGGGGGGAGCTCCGGCTCCCCTCTCTAACTAAGAGAACATGAAATATCCATCACTACCAGGAATGGGACGCCGTAAGAAGGGTGTCAGTAAGAAAATCATTGGAGGTCTTATAGGTCGTGCCGGTGCACGTAAGCGTGCTAAAGAACAGGGCCTTACAGGTAAGGAACTGAGAAAGGCAGGACGTAAAGGATTCTTGTCTGGAACTGGTGTCGGTAGAGCCATGGGAGCTATACAAGGCTTCAGAGCAAACAAAGGCAAAGGCTTTAAAGAAAGACTCAAAGGACTTGCTGCAGGTGCTGCTGGAGGATTTAACAACAACGCCAATGCAGGCCTTGCTGACAAAATACAAGAAGGCTATGCAGATAGACTTCAAGAGTTCAAGGACAGAAAGAACCAACCCGAAGAACCGGCTGAAACTGCGCCTGAAATGACAGGTGCTGTTGGTGGTGGTGTAGATACATCAGCTGTTGGTGCAGGTATGGATACTGGTGCACTACAAAGAGGCGGACTTCCAGATCGCCGTAGGAAAAGACGCGTCCCTCCAGGAGACATGCCTAACCCTGATGCTAGATACGAGTCTACCAAAGACAAGCCTAGATATAAAATTGGTAAGAAAGGACTTCGTACTCGCAGAAGAGTAAAGCGCAAAGAAGGCAAAATGCAGAACGGGGGTATGTTTGAACTGCCTAAGTCAGAGCAGGATAGAATAGACGTTGAAGTTATCAAGGGCACTCGTACCAAGAAGGAACAAAGAGAAGCCGATAGAAGCGAGAGACAGACAGGACGTAAAGTTGAAAGATTCAAGCGCGTAGGTGCTAGAAGAAAGAAGTCAGACAGACAGGGTGCTGGGGAAGTTGGTCTCGACAGATACAGAGAAAAGCTTCAGAACAAAGCGAAGAGAAAGCGTAGACGTCAAAAGAGACGTGACAAGGTTAGAGACTTTGCAGGTAAGGTGAAAGCAGCTTCACAGGCTAGAAGAACAGCTAGAAGGAACCGTAGAAAAGAAAGATCTAACAGCGGTTCTGGATGTCAAGGTGGGGGATGCGGAGCATACGAATAATAACAAGAGACATGAAATATCCAGATTTTAAAAAGAAAGGTGGATTCAAGATCAGCGGGCCCTGTAAAGCAGCAGCTAGATCTAAGTTCGATGTGTATCCGTCTGCATATGCAAATGCTTGGGGTGTACGCTGCACTAAGGCAGGAGGACCTGGTAGCATGAGCAACTCCAAGAAGAAGGAAGGTGGATTCCCTGATTTGACTGGTGACGGTAAAGTGACCAGAGCTGACATCCTCAAGGGTAGAGGTGTGATCAAACAAGAAGGTGGCCCTGCCACATTGGCTTCACGAACCCCCAACAGTAAGCCAAGAAATATAGGTAGGGTTAAAACTCGTAGAGTAAGAACTAAAGAAGTTGTTCAAAATGAAGACGGCACCTATGAAATCAAGAAGAACGTCACACGCACTACAAACAGAGATGTAGGTCCACAGGATGGCCGCGTAGGCAAGCGTAGAGCAAAAGCCAAAAAGCTTGAGTCTAGGTACAACAAGAGGAGAAAGAAAATAAACACTAGCACAAAGTTGCTGGGTGGTAAGAGAAAGAAGAAAGACGAAGGACCGTATCAAGAAGAGCAGGTCATGGCAAAGCGCGGAGAGAAAAGAAGAACGATCGAAGGAAAGCGCCGCAATGTAGATGTGAAGAGAAACAAGCAAGTTGTCAGCAAGCGCAGAGAAACAAGGCGAGACAAAGAACTGTATGAAGTTCAAAGCCAACGCACTGCAGACAGAAGCAAAGTTGTAAGCAAGAAGAGGGCTGAAAGAGTTGCCGGTAGGATGAACAGAAGGAACGAAAGAAAGAAGAAGACTATAACTAGATAATGCATACCATCAAGGACATACATAAGGACTATGTAAAGAATATTGAAGACCCCATCGAAACACGACTGTTTAAGCAACTGTGTGAAGAGTTCAACATGGAGGTCATCAGTATGATCCTTGATGGTAAGGAGTTCAGCATGGGCAGCAACCTGTCCACCTTGTCAATACGACGCATAGAGCGCAATCCCAGTAAGCCTACGATAGACTGGTGGGAGAGCAACAAGTACAAACAAGAACTGCTTGCAGAAGGTAAGCAGCTCTACGACGCAGAATCAGGGGAAGGTGAGAAGTGGTTTATCTACTACACTGACCCCTGGTACTGCAAATATCACTGGCAGAAGTCTAGATGTAAGATATCTAACAAGTCTGCATACAGGTTTACCCCAACCCGAGGAATCAAGGGGAACAAGGAGAAGTTAACATCACTCCTGAAAAACGATGACTTAGCATACTTAAGATTCAAGAAGCATGGCGACATATAAGACTATATCATGTAAAGCGATCATCAGGAAAGTCATGCGTGACTTGAACCCTGGTGACGGTAACTGGATCTACGATGCTGTTGAATGGATTGGGGAAGCACTCGAACACATTGGTGCTGGTGCGCACGTAGAAAGCAAAGGGTGCATCATTGAAGTAGATGACTTCAAAGCAACACTACCTCCAGATGTATACTACATCAACCAGGTTGCGATCAATCAAACAGAGCAAGAACAGTCTCTTAGTGCTAAGATTGCAGATCTAAGAAAAGAGATAACAGACCTGACAAAAGAGTACAGCGACCTAGGAAATCTCTATGGCCCTTACCTAGACGGGATAGCTACCAGTTTAAACTTCTTCGCTAGTAGTGCTCAATCTACTTCACTAATAGCTAATGCCTTTGACACTACTGTAAACGGTCTAGAAAAAACTAGAAAAACTACAGACAAAGATCTCAACAAACTTGTTGCAGATGCTCAGGTAATATATACAGCATACATGAACCCGACTGTAGGTAATCTCACACCAATACAGTACTGCACAACTAACTTCCCTAGAGGCATACACTGCGATAAGTGTGTGAACGAATTCACTACGTCTAACGAGTGTTACCTCGTAGAGAACGATAGAATCAAGACGTCATTCAGAACAGGTAAGCTCTGCTTGTCGTACACAGCATTTGCAACAGATACAGAATGCTGGCCATTGATACCAGACGACATCAGCTTCAAGGAAGCTATGTTCTGGTACATATACAAGAAGCTGTTGCTTGGTGCATCATTTGATCCATCAACAAACGGAATCGATTACAGCTTCGCAGACCAGCAGTGGAAGTTCTACTGTACACAGGCTCGTAATGAAGCTAAGTACCCAGACATGGCGAGATACGAATCGTTCATGAACCAGTGGGTTAGACTCGTACCACGTATCAGCGAGTTTGACAACGTGATGGGAACTCTCAACACAAGAGAGAATTTGTACAGAGGTAACTACAGCACCAACTCTATAGCATGAAGAAGTTTATTGGAGGTATGGCTAAAGATACGTCCAAGGCTGAACAGCCTGATGGGACGTACAGAGATGCGCTCAACGCTACAGTAAGCGTAGAGACAGGCACTATGAGCAACGAATGGGGCAATGAGCTTGCCGTATCGTTGAACGTAGACGTCGTTGGTGCAATACCAATTGACGAAGAAAGGCTGATCATCTTCGGCATTGGGGTAAATCAAAATACAAGCTGCGAGATCATACTTGTTGACCCAGTCAAGAAAGAGACAACCGTACTGTACCGCAGCGATAAACTCAACTTCAAGAGATCCCATCCTATTATAGGTGAGTACAGAAGAGATGCTAAGAACGATGTCATTGTTTACTTCACGGACAACTACTACGTCATAGATGAGACGATCACAGAAGCGTCTTACGTATCCGACTTTAACCCACCAAGGACATTTAATGTAACTAGACAACTGCAGTGGTTTGCCATAGCCCCTGGCGCTAGTGCGTTCGAGGTCTTGTATGGGGAGAACAACTACACTGTAGATAAGCTAAGCTTGTTCCCTGAAGTGGGCACACACTCTCGTATCAAGAATGCATATGTGTTTGAAGGTGGTGCAGTAAGATCAGGCACATATCACCTTGCACTTGCATATGCTGACGAAGACTTTGTGGAGACGAACTACTTCGTGGTATCTAACCCAGTTTACATCATCCCAGAACCCGATACAACAGTACCAGCAGACATTGTTATTGGGGCACAGGGTGGGACAACAACAACGAAGTCCGTACACTGGGAGGTATACATACCAAAGACGGTGCAGTACAAGTACCTGCAGCCTGCTGTAATACAGCGCATAGGGAATGCAGAGAACGTGTACAAGCTGGACAGAATACAGATCCAGAGCACAAATGATGACGATGCATATGATAGTATCAATACACTTGACATCGTAGGTAACACCACTCCTCCTACCGGAGCGTTCAATGATCCAAGTATTGATACTGAAGATTTCGTCGCAGACAGAAGAACATCGCCCCCTCCAGCACCGTTTGTAGAAACTTCAGGACAAGCATCTGAACAACGAAGCAGTTCTAACTTCGGGCTGAGTAGCAGCATATTTACCATCGTATATAGCGGCAGAGAGGATGCAAGCACATTAAGTCTTCTTGACATTGTAGCAGATCAAGTAAAGTACTTGACTGCGAAGACACTTACTCAACTTAACGACAGACTGTACTTAGGTAACCTGATCTCACGTAAAGACATAGGGTTCCAGAGATACGCATCTAACATTAAAATCAAGCCTGTAGTCAAAGCTGTGGAAGGCTTTGATAGAAGGGTGTATGACATCATAACTCTAAACAAGGGATATGGTACCATGGTCATGCCGTACTATGCGGTTAAAGAACACCCTGCAGGATTTGATGGTATAGGTCAAACCTACTACCAGTCAGAGCAAAACGGTGCTCCCGCAAACCCTGCTACCCTAGGTATAGATGCTGTTGACTCTATGTACCCAGACTACGTTAGTTCAATTGCAGACTACCTGAGATACCCGGACAGCGGTCAGATACAGCTAAGACTCGGTGATGGGAAATTCGGAGTTAGCTATAATCTCGCTCAGGCTACACGTAGAGGATATAAAGACAACAGATTCTCGTACAGAGGTAAGAGCTTTAGACGTGGTGACGTCTATGCATTCTACGTATCATTCGTACTTAGAGACGGTACAGAGACCTTTGCGTACCACATACCAGGAAGACGTGAGGTTCCGTTGGTTACAACGCAGCAGCAAGCAAATATCATAAGCAACTCTGGTCTCTGCAATGGAGATCCAGTACCTACGGACACTTACTACAAGTTTTTGCTGGGCGAACTAGACCCCAATGAAACAGATTGTTTGGGAGACTACCTCATGGAGAGTGACAGGTTCACTCACAAAGGTGAGAACCTTCACCTTAAGAGTCACGGATTCCACGCCCCTGAATTGAAAGAACAGTCTAAAGTAGCACGTATATATCAAGTCATTGATACAAGCTACAATACCTCTTTCGCAGGAGGTGACCCAATTAACCATGGAGACGATGGTGCTTATACTGCTTTGAAAATGAACATGGGGTTCTGGGAGAACCAGAGTGAAAGATACCCAGAGAACTTTGATTGGGTGCACGCAGATGTAGACAGAGATACAGGAGAACAAACAAACATCATAGGCCCAGGCAATACAGACGGATACTCGTTTGATAGCTACTACCATAAGTACTACAGCTTGTATGGCAGAAAAGTGAGACATCATAGAATGCCATCTAACTACAACCCTGACTTTTCATACGTGAAATACTCAGGTGCAGGAGAGGACATACTGACGGGTAACAATACAGGCATTCAGTATGGCCCACTTGCTTGGGATCGAAACTACGGTGGGATATTCTTTGAAAATGCAGGTAACCTATCTCAAAGAGGTTTTGTGGCTGCATTTGAAGACCCAACTACAGGGATACCACAAACCTATCAGAACAATTTGGATTACCTGGGAGCAGCATGGATATCCAATCACAGAGATAAAAAGATTGCCAGTGATTCGTATGTAAAGAAAAAGCTTATAACCAGTGAGACTGTAAGAATACTTGGTATACAATTGGAGAACCTGAAGATTCCTAAGCACATGCTTAAGGAAATACAAGGGTACAAGATCTATTATGCTAAGCGTACAAACTCTGACAGACTTATTAGTGGGCAAAGTTTGGCCATACCAGCTATGCCTAGGTATGCATCTTCCCCAAACCAGAACAGACTGCTGGCGCGTAAGGGGCCATACTTCAATGCATTCTACGCATTTGGTGGATTGAGAAGCGACATGGAGACCGCTATGGCTGTAGCGTCAAAGTGGAAAGCAGCTTACCACACAGACAACAATCCAGATGCTGCAGGAAGGGGACAGGAACAAGTACCCAACCCCAACAGGGCTGAGCAGTTTCCTTACGCAGGCCCTACGATTGTAGACAGGATGTTCCGTTACTACGCGAACCCAGTCTTTACATTCCACGATTTTAACATGCTGCGTAAGAGACCAACTCTTAACACAGTCACACACATACAATGCCAGGCGGCTATTGCATTTAGACAGTTCCAGGGCGGGCCTGGTGTATTTGGGGCTCGTAAAGAAGATGAGGAGAACAAAGAAAAGCTCACAACCTTCCCATCACTGGGATGGATATCACAAGCGTTGGGTAACACTGTCGACTACAACGTAGATGGTGAGATCTATGACGTGACTGATACGTTCATCGATGCAGATGAAGATGTGAGCAATCCCTACGGTAGTGACAATCCACCTGCTGACCAAGAAGACAAGCCCGGTGGTTTGTTCAAGAGAGCATTCAGACGTCTGCGCGGTAAAGAAAAAGACGTAGATGACATAGAGGATTACAGCGACGTGTCCGAGCTGCGTGCTCGTAGATACCGCATCCGTTCATACAGAGGTGGGGCATACGTAGCTTGTGCACACTATCACCCAGAGCAGATATATAGACACCGAGAGATCATCAAGGGTGGTGACCACAGATGGAATGGACAACAAAACATATGGTACAACAGCGCAGGCAAAGATTGGTCTTTAATAAAACCTGCAGGATTTGAGTTTGTAGATTCTTACTGCGCACCTAGAAACTCTCAGTTTACATTCATGCTTGACCCTGGTAGCAAAACATACCTGCCAGGGCAACGTAACTTGAAGACAGCAGAGTCTAGTTCATTCAAAGGAGCTCAGTACATCTTCAACAGGGGTGGGGAGAGTTCAATTGTTATGGCGCTAGTTAGTGGATTGCCTCACTTGAAAGGACTCGTACCATTTAAGGGTAATGCAATACCTGGATTCCCTTGGTATCTGGGAGATGGATCTGACGACGGAGGAGGTGAATACGGACCATTTAACATAGCAGCTTGGGGAGACGACGACAAGTTCTTGTTCCCTGACGCTTGGTTCCAAGCAAGTAAAGATCCCAAACCTGTACGACCAATCCCTGACCATGCCGTGTACTTATATGGCTCGAGTGTAACCACAGAAAATTCTAACTTCAAAGGATTGAACTACACTCTAGCTGGTGCAGACTACGAGTGGGGCTATCCTATGGCTTGGCTGATCAATGTATGCTCGCTGAAAACTGATGTATATACACCATTCGACAAGCAAGAACTGGTATGGACTGGTTACTACTACTCAATCGATGAAGAGTTCAAAGAGTGGGAAGACAAGTATAATTTAGCAGAAGGGGCATGTTATGCAGCATTGAAGACTGGTACAACCGCAGCCATAAATGATCTTGACTTCACTTCAGCAGGTGGTAGCACGGTCTTGTCTCCAGTGAAAAAATACTTCAGTGGAGCAGAATCAACAGAAGTATATGGTGGGGATACTTACATTTCTAAGTACGCATTCCGCACTACATCTCATAGCTATGGCCATTCTTGGTTCAGAGCGTCTAGTGCTTTGGGTGACGCAGGACCTTCAGGCGCTTCTGGCCTTAATTCGACTGATGCTCTCAAAGTTATTGGTAACCCAGGAACTAATGGTGTTAACCTGGGATACATACAAAACACTAGACAGAAAGACGTACCAGACTTCTTGAGTCTTAATGACTTCTTGACCAACTGGGGAACTGCAGGTGGTATGAGTGTGTGGCAGGGAAATTTCATTACTACTATCACAGATACAACATACCCAGAGTTCCCTAACAGCACAGAGGTCGGCAAAATAGAGTCGTTCATATCTGAAACACTGCTAAACGCTAACAACTGGCAGCAAGGCAACTCTAACCCAGTCACGTCATTGTTTACGTTCATGGTAGAGTCTGATGACAACATAGGACTCAGGCACCAGAAGGACAGTGAGAAGGGGCAGGCGACGAAGTTCTTTGACTTCAATACAGCAGCAGAGGTATTGTTCTCACCCCCAACACAAGACTTCACAAAGCAAGACCAGTTGTTGTATGAGGACCACTTCAGCTTTGTGCAGGATAAGAGGGTAGCAGTTCCATTCCCTAAAGTGAGAGCGGGGACAGAAGAGAACGATCAGTTCAGAAATAGAATCATCAGATCTAAATCTGCAACAGGAGCACTGTCTGACAGGTACAGGGAGTTTTTGGCAAACGATTACGCTGACATACCTAAGAAGCGTGGTGACATCACAGACATGTTCACCATGAACGACACGTTGTATGTACATACAGAGAAAGCTCTCTTCCAAACTAAGGGTAATGAACAGCTGGAGCTGGGTAGTGTCAAGGCATTCATTGGTAGCGGTGACATATTCGCAATACCACCAACCGAGCTACAGGAATCTGAGATAGGGTATGGTGGTACTATGTCAGGACTTTCGTCATACACAACTGAAGTAGGACACTTCTATGTATCACGTAGAAGCAGAAAAGTACACATGCTTACCCAAGGCATCACAGAAGTGATGGGGAACATGAACCATTGGTTCAGAGAGAACATACCGTTTGAGATAGAACGGTACGGTATAAACGTGGATGCTCATGAGTTCCCGTATTACCCAGACGCTCCTACAAATACGAATGTACCCATGGGCTTTATCGTAGGATATGACCCCAAGTTCAAAAGGATCATTCTTACAAAGCGAGAACCTCTACCAACACAGACTCTAATAGATGGGCTGCAAGACGGTACCATAGAGATACAGAACAACATGTTCTTTGCTGTACAGCAGAACAATTCTAAAACTGGTGTTAAGCTCAGCAAGAGCGAGAGAGAATACACACATAGACGTAATCTCGAGGCATTCAGAGAGAACACAGCTATAGACAAGCTTGGTCCTTCTGACACAGCAAGGGAGATTGCTTCTGACATAAACCACCCAGCCAACAAGGGTAATGTGAAATCAGGACCTATAGGCTTGAGTAACCCTACGTACTTTACACAAAGTGGGTGGACATTGTCATACTTACCTGACCTGCAGATATGGATCAGCAGACACAGCTACGTACCAGACATCTTCATTACGGGTGAGCAGACATACTACACAATGTACAAGGGTAGTGTGTACATGCACAACGATGAAGACAACCCAGGTAACTTCTACAATACACTGTACAACTTTGAGCTAGAGTTCATTGACAATGCTAACCCAGCAATGGCTAAACTGTACAGCAACGTGTACTACTGGGCTGATGCAAAGAGTAGAAGTGAGGACTATACAACAGAGTTCAAGAGGCAGACATTCCCAATCTTTGACAGATTCTATGTCTACAACACTACGCAGATATCCGGAGAGTTTACAGAAATCAACTACCTCAACAACTGTAGGCTTGTGGATGGGATATGGTACATCAACTCATTCAGAGATTTGGCCGCTGTCGTAGTAAATACCAATAGCTATATTAATACAGGTGAACCTAACGTAGTAGGTAAACTCACAACCAAAGTTGAGTCAACTAGGGAGGACACTCCTATGTTTACCTATGAGGGGGTACCTAACCCAGAATACATAAACGCGGAAAAGCAGTGGTACGAACAGAAGAAGTTCATTGGACACTACTTAGGAGTACGCCTTATCAGCAATAACGAGAGCAAAAATTTGATATATTTGTATTCTGCCGGTACCAAGTTCCGTAATTCGTACAGATAATGAGTGATAACAAATGGATACAGAAAGCCAATAGGCGAATGAAGCGGAAGGGCACTGTCGGCAAGTTCACTGAATACTGCAAAGGAAAGGTAACTGCTGAGTGCATTGCCCGTGCCAAAAAGTCAAACGACCCAACTCTAGTAAAGAGAGCAATCTTTGCAGAGAACGTGCGAAAGAAGCAAGAGGGTGGAGCACTTGACTTCTTGGGTGGGGGACTAGACTTCTCAGATGGAAGCACCCCAATTGTATCCGATGCAGCTTCAGGTTTGACGAACATGGGTGGACTCAAAGGAGCCATCCAAAACTTCAAAATGAAGAAGCAGAATGAGCTTGCAGATGCTGGGGGAGTTAAAGGCATATTTGAAGACGGGGCAAAGGGACTCAAAGAAGGACTGAAGGGAGCTGTCAGCATGGGTACTGCAGTCAATGCATTATCCCAGCTTGCTGCTAAGCATGCAGAAAAGAAGGCTGGTAAGGCTGCAGTAGCCGATCCATACCGCAACAATGTAATGGAGCGTAAGGCTGCAAAGCGTGCAGGGTTTGGTGCAGGGTTTAAGTCTGCAGCAGATAGCCAAGTGGGTCAAGCATTGGCCAAGGTACCTGTGTTTGGTAAAGGACTGCAAGCTTTGGCAGGTGTAGCTGGTGGTATCTTCGGAGCTAAGAAAGCGAAGAAGCAACAAGAGAAAGACCGTAAGGAAGCTGTAAAGCAAATGCGTACTGCACAACAAGCTCAGCTTGCACAACAGGCTGCAGAAGCAAAGCAGTTCGAGACATCAGGTGAGACAGGATTTGCTGACGTCGGCTCTATCACAAACTCATACCTGGCACAGCGAGGCATGCGTGATGGGGGTGAGTACAGCAGGTCATACATATACGGTGGAACCAAACTAGAGGGAGGAAAGACAGAGCCATTGCCGGGCGGAGCTGTAGAGTTCATAGGCAAGAAACATTCACAGGGCGGCATCATGCTCGATCCTCAGACAGAAGTCGAGGGTGGGGAAACAATGGACAAAGTACACATGAAAAAAGACGGTAAAAAGACAGACTACATCTTCTCTGACTACCTGAAACTGGGTGGTAAGACGTTTGCACAGAGGCATAAAGAACTCTTGAATGGTGGTGCTAGCCAGAAAGACATACAGAAACTTGCTCAGATGCAAGAGAAGAAAGCTGGTAGAACCCCTAAGGTGATGCAGTTTGGTGGAGAGTCTTCTGTGTACGCAGAGGGAGGTGTACGCAAGTATCAAGAAGGAGATGCACTCCCACCAGAAAAAGAAAAGCCTAAAACAGGTATACGTGAGGGCGAAATAGAGATCGGGTCTGACCACCCACTCTACCCCAAAGATGCTAAGGAGGGAGAAAAGTTCTACATCAAAGATGGTGAAGTAACTAAAGAAACAGACAACGAGTCTGGTACAGCTAAAAGAAGAGAAGAGGTGACTCGCTGGTCAGAAGGCCTGCTACAATTCAAGACTGGGGATAACCTTTACTCTAACGTTACACTCAAAGACGTAGACGGTAGACTGCAGAATGAGAGCCACTGGGTGAAAGACATCGACTTCGGTGAGGACGGGTTTAACGTAGATGACACACAGGATGTAAAAAAGTACCAAGAGGAGTACAACTCTCGTGTACCAGACAACCAAAAGATTAAGGTAGACGGTAAGTGGGGTGATCAAACTCAGAGTGCTACAATACCGCAAAAGCCCGAACAACCTAGGGAAGTACGCAGGGAGATGCCAGAGGTAGAGCAGGAGATTATTACTACTCCAGGATGTGAGTGTGAAGATGGTACAAAGAAGCAAGAGTGCTGTGAGAAAACACCAGACGATCCAGGAGACATCGAAGACGTTAAGACTAGAGAGATCCCAACACTGGCAATGCTTGGTATGGGAGCTCAGCTTATACCACCCATCTATGCATTTAAGTCACAGCCTGCATACATAACAGGCCCAGGTGCTGCATCAGTGCAGGCACCTAACATGCCTAGAGTTAACTTGAATGCTGAGCGTTCTGCAAATGCAAATGACTTCCGTTCTACCATGGCTGCAATTGAAGGCAGCGGTGGGGGTCCAGCTAGCATGGTTAACATGATTGCAGGGTTGGAGAGAAAGCAAGCAGCAGATAGAGAGATTGCAAATGCAGAAAACAAAGCAAACAAAGAGCTGTCTGCAGAAGAAAAGCGCATGAAGCTTGAGGCAAACAAAGCCAATGCTGAACTTGGATTGGAGGCTGGTCAGTTCGCTGCATCTCTTGCACGTGAGCAGATCAGAGACAGACGTGAAGAGAAGCTTGGTGCACTTGATGCTATGGCTGACAGACTTGCTGGTATGGCAGGAGACAGCTTGGAATACAGAGCTCAGGAGAGACTTGCAAGAGAGATTGGGGCTGATGGCATATACGAAGCACAGCAGCTCAGAGACATGGGCTACACAGAGGAGCAGATAAATGCATACTTCGCCCGCAAGAAGCAAGAGAAGAAGGAGCAGAACAACCAAGACATTGCAGAAAAAGAGTCTAAGGAAGCTGTAGCACAACAAGAAGAGAAGCTAGAGGAGAGCGAAGAAAAACAACTGGGAGGACGCGTGAGAAGAAGAGTAAAAAGACCAAGTGGTAACACAGGTGGTTATATTCGCAGAGCGAAAGCAGTGAGACGTAAAAGAAGAAGATAATGGCGTACAAGTTCAAACCATATAGAAGTGTATACAGAGATCCGCAGTCTGTAAAGATTAACGAGATACTTCGTAAAAGATATGTAGATGCTTTTGCTGCAGATACACTGACACAGAATGCATTGTCAGACATGCTGGTGTCTGCAGACTTTGCAGGTGATGTAGAAAAAGCAGCACAGCTGAGAGCTACAATAGATGCTAGATCTAAGAAGTACGCAGAGAGTGGTAGGTACGAGATGTACGGTACAAACATTGCACGTGATGCAGGAGAGTTTTTGCAGGGCTACAACCCTTTGAAAAAAAACTACGAGGAAAGAGAGAAAGCTAAGACTGCTGCACAGCAAAAACTAAACCCTGACGACTATGAAAAGTGGTTGGGGTGGAGTCTCACTCGCAGGGACGAGAATGGTGAATATCAACCATACCAGGGCATAGAGTATGATGAGAACGGGTATGTTGTACAAAGCTCATACTACCAAGCTGAACCTGTCCCTGAAGCGGTAGACATCAATGCAGAGATACTCAAGCAGGTCAATGCTCTACCTATCATGAAAGAGGGTGGGTATACTGCAGCTAGCTTTGACTTCCAGACATATACAGATGAGCAGGGTAATACAATGAAGATACCTGTCATCAGAACCACACAAGGCCAGACCATCAGTGGTAAGGACAGCGAGGCTGTATCACAAGCAGTGCAAGCTGCATTGGGATCACCTGAGGTACAAGCCTACTTGAACTTCAAGTCTGAGATAAACACGTGGGACATGGAGCCTGGTAGCCTGCAGACACAGATAGAAGGTAGAGTGCAGGAACTCGAACTCGAGATGGCTGGTGCAACAGGTACCAAGAGAGACAACATACAAGCACAGATTGCAGACCTGAAGACTGCGCAAGAATCAGGTAGATTGGGTCAGATGCGTGAGGCTGTAGCTAACATCTACAAGCAGCGTGTCGTAGACAACTACCAGTCAGATGCAGAACGCTTCACAGGTCAGAGTGTGTACGGTGGAGGGAACACCTTCCAGATCAACCCATTGTGGCTCAAGCAGCTTGAAAATCAAGCACAGACTCAGGATGTGGTTAACCGACCTGTGTTTAGTGGTACAACACAAGATGTTGTTGCAGCCATCGCTCAGCAGCAGGGAGTTGATCCTAACAATGTTAACGTTACTGCAGACCTTCTTAGACAAGGGGAGGAGACATTGCACAACAAAGCTATCGATAGACTCAATGCTGCTACACAAGCTTACCCAGAGCTTTCAATGGCGCTTGAGGCCAACAACGTTGACCCTGGTAACCTTGAAGAGGTAGAGTCGTACATAGAAGACTTGAGCTATGACGAGGTTGTAGAGCTTGCTAGCGATATGTCAGCCGGCGGCCAAAGAGATCAGCAAGTAGTATTGAAGGACCTCTTGCAGTTGCAGGGTGCTTTGATGAACCATGCCGACAGGTCTAACCAAGTTGATGCTATGATTGACTATGCAAACACTGAAGTTGGTAATACTCCTCAAGCTATTCACAGTGCGGCTATTGCTGCTTCAGGTGACATCACACAGGATGCAATCAATTACGTCATAAGACCACAGGGTGATACAAGACCAGACAACGTGGTTGCTGGTGAAGCTCTTGCATTTGAGATGATAAGGGACTTGTTTACAGACGGAGGCTTCTGGAATGGTAGACCTAGTGCTATGTCACCAAACAATCAAAACATCTTCGATATGCTTACCCCACTCTTAACTAACACAGATATCGGGGAGGGTACAGCAGGTCTCGGACTTGATCCCGCAGAAGCAAGAGAGGTGTTTAATACAGCACTTAGCTACGTACAAGGAATGTACGATGCTAAACAAGCTGACAGTGACACCAATAGAAGACCAGACGGAAAGAATCCTACAGTCGGTGGACCAGAGAACGACCACACAATTGCTACTCTACCTAAAGGTGGTGTAGGAATGGATATGGCATATGAGAACTTCCTGACCAACTTGGATGCAGAAGCAAGTAAGAGATCAGAAGCTGCAGATGCATTCATCAATGATGCTAGCAGAACTACATTTAACTGGCCTGAGTACCCTGTTGCGCTTGGGGATGCAGATGGTGAAGAATCAGATGCACTGCGTAAAGCTGCAACGCAAACAGACTTGTCTTCGTTTGCTGGGGCAGTTGATCTTACAGACCCAACAGCTCAACAGATTGGTGCAGAAACAGCAGCATGGAGAACTGCAATCATCACAGACTCTAAAGGCAACCAAGATGAGCAGTTTGCAGATAACCCTCTGTCTGATTGGAAAATTGACAACGTCATGTACGGTTTCTGGTCAGTCAATGGTGAGACCATACCTACGGTAAACCTGCATGTATCTGCAGGATCGGGGAACAATAAAGTTAGCAGAGTAATAAGAATGGATGCAGATCAAGCAGTTCGTGGATACCTGAATGCAGAACCTGGATTGGGCACAACTGGATCATTTGGACAAGCCATACTTGGTTACACCCCAGCACACCAGTTCCAAGTTCAGGTCTTGAATGCATTGGCAACATCCGGTGGTGTGCCTGAAGTAGATGTAATGCTGCCAGGAAATAGAAATACAGGACGTATACAAGTGAGCATACCAGTAGAACGTAATGAGAAGGGGGACCTTACTGGTAGATACCCTGTAGTAGAAATGCACATGTCCAAATCAAACGGAGGTGGTACTGACAGCAGCGACATCAGGATCGATCAGGACTGGGCTCAAGCAAACGGGTTCCAAGACGTGCTTGAAGCAGCCGCATTTGTTTACATGCAACTCATTCATTCTTAATATATTTGCATAATGTCAGAAGTTATCAATCCCCTGACGGGGTTACCGTTGCAGGGCAGAAATGCTAAGAAGGATGGTCCTGTAAATCCATTTACAAAACAAAACTTTGGTCCCAGGTTTAGCACAGCCCAGGGACCTTTGTCTACTAGCTATGCACGAACTGGTGACTTCTCTGACTTCTCTAAGTATGGAGTCAACTACTCACCCTTCGCTAACCTAGAAGAAGAGAGAGCCCGCAACCAAAGCAACTGGGAGAAAGTAGGCAACGGTTTGTACAAAGCTGCCAACACGTTTGTAGGTAGTGCTGCAGAGAACACTGTAGGTTATGCACTTGGTTTGACTGACTGGGTGATGAGTGGGTTTGAAGACTTTCAAGAGTCTATGACAAACAACCCTGTAGGGGTGTACTTCGACGAACGCAACAAGATGTTGCAAGAGGAGATGCCTAACTTCTACACACAGGAGGAGATGGACAAGCAAGGAACGCTTGGGTCGTTGGGTAGTATAAACTTCTGGGCAGACAAGTTTGCCAACGGTATGGCATACAGCTTAGGTAGTGTAGCTACCATGATGCTGACTGGTGGTACAACTGGATTGGTGACAGGACTTGGTAAAGCAGCTAAGATTGGGACAGGTGTAAGTAAAGGTCTTGCATCCCTGCATGCAGCAAGAGCTCTGAACGGGGCCAAGAAGTCAGGTGATATAATCAGAAGAGCTGCTAACATTAAAGCAATGGGTCAAACCAACAGAGCATCAAACGCTCTGGGATACTTGGAGACTGGTGCTATGATGTCGATGGCAGAATCGTCTGTCGAAGCAAGAGAAGTTAAGAACAGAGTCGTTGAGTCTCTGAACCAGCAGGTGATGACAGAAATGGGGCTTGACAGTGTAGATGATATACCTGTATCTGAGAGACGTAAGATTGAAGAGATCGCAGCTCAGAAAGAAGCCATTGCATTCTACGGTAACATGGGCATACTCATGCCTACAAACTTGGTGATGTTCGGTAAAGGGCTTATGCCGTTTACTCCAAAGAGTATGCGCAAAGGTCTTACACACAAGATCGCATCCAAGCCTGGTGAAAGAGCAGGGTGGAGACAGTACACTGAAGCCATTGATAACCTGCCTGGATATGCACAAAAAGGAATCAGGGCAAGTAGAGTTGCTTACCCATTCATAGAGAAGGGTGCTACTGAAGCATTTCAAGAAGGGTCACAGTACGCAATCTCAGAGGGCTTGAACGAAAGAGCTAAAGCCATGTACTCTGAGTATGGTGGGGCTGAAGTAGCTGAGGGTTTGTTGAGAGGGGGCTTGTTTGCAAAAGCGATTAGAGACTACGAGCACATAGGGAGCACAGCACTTGAAACACTCAACACACCTGAGGGTAGAGAGCAGATGCTTATCGGTGCACTGGTAGGGATTATCAGTGGTGGTAGAGGTTCTATACAAGCAGGTAAGAGAAAGAGCAAGGCTACAGAAGAAGCTTTGAATGATCTCAACATGGACCCTGAGACATTCTTCAACCTGAGAGCTAGAGCCAAGAGCTCAGCCATGGGACAATACTACCTAGCACGTATGGATGCCGCTCAAGCTAGAGGTGATAAGAAGTCTTACGACGACTACAGATCTCGCTTGATGAACGAGAGTGCACTGCTGCACGCAAAGCTCGGTACATACGATCAGTACAAAGAAAGACTGGAGGAGCTCAAGGCAATGCCTGCTGATGAGGTCAGCAAAATTGTGGGTGAAGAAGTCACAGAAGCTGAGAAGCATGAAATGATCAATCAGATCTTGGAAAGCTCAGACAACGTAGTAGACAACTACGCAAAGATCTCTGATGCATTCCCAGGCCCAACTCTCCCAACAGGTCTTGCTGGTAGGTTCATGTCCCAGAATGGGCAAGACAATGTCCGCAATCAGATAGCAGAGAACGAAGCATTGAAGGATGCTTTGCTGTTCTACGAGAGCTCATTGTTTGATACTGACCAAAGGGTAGAGGACATCATCAAAACGTTCGAGACACTTGACCCAAAGTTTGACGGGGAAAAGCTCCGCAACCTGGTGAGGGAAGAAATGTTTCAGGAGGTGGCTGTATCTGAGAAAGACGGTAAGGTGCAAACCCAATACCGCCAGCCTCAAATGAATCCACAGGTATCCGCTGAGATACGGCAGGCACTGCAGGAAGAGATGGATAAGTCCATTAGACGTATCCGATACGGTAAGAAGAATGATCTTGATTTGCGTAGTGAGTATGTAGGCAAGAACCGTAAGAAGAACCTGGAGCAGGAGAGAGACATCCTCATGAAGTTGTTGGATGACAGAACTGTTGCAGCAAAAGCCTACGAGCAGCTCATGACAGATCCTAATGAAAGGGAGCTGTACAAAAAGAGAGCTATAGCTCTAGAAAGGCTCGAGGAACAAAAGTCCATAGACCAACAGGTTGATGCTACGATTGGGAAGACAGCCACCAGTAAGGAGCTTGTTGTAGCTAGAGACGGGTTAAGGGCTGCTGGAGTAAGTGACGCAGCTCTAGAAAAACTTGACGATGAAGCCATAGAAAGAGAGCAGCAGGAGTCAAAGAAGAACATAGAGTTTGGGGGCATGAAGCTGAGTGACGTCAAGAAGCTTAACCCAGACGACATGACCCCACTCGAGAAAGCTGTGTGGGAAAAACACATAAAGAATAGAAAGCAAGAGGAACCTCTGCACAACTTGAAGTCTAGCGACAAAGCAAAAGCAGACAAGCGGAAAAGGGATGTAAATGAAGCTGCTGAAAGTAGAGATACAGGAGCTGCACTCTCAGAGCAAGAGGGTAAGACTCAAGCTAAGGAGCAGGAAGTTGTGGGGGAAGCACAAAAGAGAGCGGTCAGTGACAACTCTAGCCGTATGACCAGAGAGGCTAGGGGCGCTACACTTGTGATTGATAAGAATGGTAGAGTGCTGGTAGATGACAGTGGTCAACAGATAAACAAAGATGATTCCACTAGTAGGCATACTGCAGATGGTCAGTACATTATAACCAACAGAGCATATCTCCATGACAACTTGGAGGGTAAGACTGTCACTATAGTCGTAAGACAAGACACAGACTGGTGGAACAACGAGGCTACACCTGAAGAGAAGATGGACCCCGCATACAACGTACCTATGTACGTTGAGATAGACGGGCAGGTTGTTGGGGTGCTTGATGCATCAGACTCTCCTATGCGTCAGGTAGCTTGGGAACAGGCCAAGCAGGGCAATCCAAGAGCAGTCACTACGACTGTATCTAACATGCTGGCTAGCAACATCTTTACTGCAGCCAACAGCGACACACGTAACCCACACTTCTACAACCCATCAGAAGCACTTGGTCCAAACACCATTGTAGCTGTGATTGGGGAGAACCCTGACACTGAGGGTAAGACAGTAGAGCTAGGATTGTTCGACGACGGTCTTGCCAAAACAATGACTGCAGAGCAACTGGTGCAGTTGAGAACAGATGTTAATGAGATAGAAGCTAGACTCAACGACGTCACTGACAACGGCATGAACATCGCCAAAGGTCAGGTAGTGTTCCTCGTGGCTGACCCTACAGGTAAGCACAGAGTCATTGTAGCCAACACAGCTAACCTTACAGAAGAGGCTGTGGCAAAGGCCATTGACTATATGAAGGAGGGTAACGAAGCAATGCTCAGAGCTTTGGTTGGTTTGAACGTTGCATACCTCCTTGATGAATCAAACGAGCTAGCACTGCAGGACAAGTTCCTGGCTGCTGAGAAGATGGGTGAGACAGGAGAAGCCATCTTCACATTCAGACCCGTAGATAGCAAGGGTGAACCTTTGCTTCCTGACGGGCTCATGATGCAGGTGAGCAGTGAGGTCATACGTCGTTGGTATGATGGTAAGAGACGAGGTGACCTGTTGTCACAAGGCAACAAGGGTACTGCAGAGGTAATCAACCTTGTAGTCAAGCCTTACAGAAACGATGAGGGTGAGGTCTCGTTTACACCGTTGACGGCTGAGTACACGGATCAAGCCAAGGAGTTGACAGATAACCTGGACACGATACTTAGAAACGTGCTGTCACGTAAGAAGTTCCAGGTAGACAAGAACCTGTTGAACGGTGACGATACCGGGCAAAGAATTGTAAACCCACTGAGACCAGAGGCAGAGAACAGCAGTGCTACATACTTCGAGTACCTGACAAACGAAGCTACAGGTGCCCCACGTGACCATGGTACTAAAGGTATCCTTGGTTCTACTGCAAAGAATGTAGATGGTAAGACCCCGTTCATTGATATAGGTTTGGAGTTCAGCCCCAAGTTTGAAGTCAATGGTGAGAAGCAACAAGAAGCTCCCCCACAAACTACTGCTAACAAGACTGACGAGGGTGTATCAGATGTGGTTACCCCATCTCCTGAAACTTCTAGACGTAACACAACAGTAGAACAAGACAACGAAGGATTCTCCCCGTTTGCACAGTCACCTATTGGTCAGACAGAGCAGAAGAAGTACGAGCCCTACAACGAGGAGGAAGCTCGTAGGAAGTACGAAGAGGGTCAGAAAGAACTGGAGGATCTTACTAAACAGTGGGAAGAAGAAGGAAGTCAGGAAGCCGCTGAGCAACTAGAGAGGGCAAAGAGGGGCATTGCAGAAAGACGCAAGAGAAGAGCCAGCACAATGTATCAGCGTATGCTCGACGAAGGCATACCAGAAGCAGAGGCTAGAAAGACAGTCAATGAGTCTTTCCCTGACATAAACTTCGTACCAAGACTGATGACATCCTTGGAGTACCAGATGCTGGATAAGCAGAAGGCTGCATCATGGTTGTCAGCAAGGGGCATACCAGTAGAGTTCTACGAACAGGCTAGACAGATTGGTAATGGATATGTGCACGGATACATGGAGCGTGCAGGTGTCAAACTGTGGACACAAGGTGAGGTAGGTACAGAATACCACGAAGGATTCCACTTTGTATTCCGCACACTGCTCAGTGACCAACAACGTATGGGGTTGTATGCTGAAGCAATGAAGAGGTTCGGCAGACCAACCCAAGACGAGATCGGGGCACTCAAGAGAATGTTCCCCGAGCTTAGCACTAGAGAGCTGAGAGAGCTTGCACTTGAGGAGAAGATGGCGGAGGACTTCCGTGACTATGTGTTTGCTCAGCAAGAAACAGCCAACTCGCTCCCAGGCCGTATCCGTAAGTTCTTCAGAGACTTGTACAACATGATACGTGCAATGCTTACAAATCCTGTAGGCATGCGTCAGCTGTACTCTTTGATAGAAGCGAACAATGTTCCTAAGAGCTATGCACGCACAGCAAAGACTTTGGCACCACCTGTAGGCGGGGTCAACAGATTCAATGAGCGGTACGCTTCACACAAAGAACTGCACAGAGATCTGAGAGAAACCATAGCTCTGCAGTTTGAGAAAGACTACCACGATAGGTTGTCAGAGATCAAAGGTGAGTATGGTGAGGTGTCCCCAGCAACAGTTGGTGACATCATCGGTAACAAGAACGACAAGGGGTCTGTAGCATCATGGTTCTTGAGAGCCAGCATGTCCAATGCAAATGGTTCACAGCTGGACAACGATACATTCGAGTACATCAGATCACTGATCGATGCAGGCCAACTGCAGGAGGCAAGAGAGTATATGCAGGAGAACGGCATACAAGACATGCCACACAACGACGTGCATACTGGTACGCTAGGCCTCCCAACAAGCATGCAGCAGAACATCTCGTTCATGTATCAGGATGTGTACATGAACTGGAATGATCAAAGCACAAACGATCAGTTCGAGAACCCGTTGACTACTGGGTGGAGAAGCATCATGCTTGAGTCACTGCAGCAGAAAGGGTATGACGTTAAGCTGATCGATACAGTAGCTGAGTACGAGACAATGTCAGAAGAGCAGCAACAGCACTTCGACAAGATATACGACAAGGGTCAGTTCGAGATGTCACCACTTGACGATGCACGCATGTCTCGCATGGCTCGCATTGCAATCTCTAAGATCAAGTCAGCAGCACCCAACAGACTTGGGGTTGTCACTTACGCTAACATGGATACCATTGTCCGTAAAGCAGTTTCTGCAGCTAAGAACCAGCAGAGCACAGACAACATCATGGATGCTCTCCGTAAGGCTCAGAGTTTCAACCCAGAGTTGAGACCACTGGTAGACTACTTGGACTCCCCATCTATACAAGCACATGAGCATGCTCTGATCACTAACCTGTTTAGACTTGACTACACAACTCACATGGTGTTCGAGCGTGACTTCTCTGATGACAAGAAGAGAGTCTTCAGCTACGACTCAGATAGAATGTCTCAGGACAGAACGATGCTGGAGCGGTGGAGAACAAACCGTGAGACCCTTGGTATTGAGAACCCAGACGCTTTCTATGTCGAAGATGAGAACGGTAAGCTTACTGTTAAGGACGCAGAGGAAAGAGCTAAGCGTATAGAAGAGAGCCGACAGATATACCAAGACCCATCAAGACCTTTGGCTGACAGAGTGGAGGCTATGTCTGACATGCTGTTCGACTTGGGTCTGAGAACAACTGACTCAAGAGAGCTGTCCAGACAGATACTTAAGACATACATCTCTGCCAAGACAGACGAGATGAACCTCGTACGTCAGGGGCAGCTGGATGAGATCGATGTCTTGAAGCAGTTTGCTCAGAAGATATTCATCAACCAACTGATCGGTAGTGCATTCGACACACGTCAGATAGGTAACGACATAGGTAAGATCTCCCCCTCTGAAAATGTACGTGACATGTTCACTGCAAGAACACCAAGAGGTAAGAGAATCTATACAGGCATACAGTACTTGGCCAAAGAAATAGCTCCTCGTATAGAAGCTATGGAGGCCATGGGCTTTGTGGGTGGTGATGGTAAGATGCGTTACGCATACAACCTCCCAACACACTTCAACTACTTGATGTCACAGGTAACGAACGGGGATGCTACTTCACTGCACAAGCTGATGGAGAAAGACCCGAGGTTCAGTGTGTATGGTAGAGCAGAGTTCCAAGACCCGTTCTTCCTGCTGATGAAGAAGAGCAAGTTCACCCCGATGTTTGGTGAGTTTGACGTGGTGAAGAACACATCAGACGAGGTAGGTAAGACTACGTACAAGACTTTGTTTGAACGTGACTCTCTCATACTCCGCATCG